GGCGTAAAGTAATAGTTAAAAATTTTTAAAAGCATCCCAAAAAAAAATACACTGCTAGACTTTCAAGGCAACAGAAAAGACTTTCAAGGCAACAAAAAAGCTATTACTTTCAAGGCAACAGAAAAGACTTTCAAGGCAACAAAAAAGCTATTACTTTCAAGGCAACAGAAAAGACTTTCAAGGCAACAAAAAAGCTATTACTTTCAAGGCAACAGAAAAGATTCTAAGAGCTAACTCCAATTATCTCCAATTATATCTGTTATTAGGAGTTTTAAGTTATATTTAAACCAAACGTTTTTTTAAAATTGCACTCTTATTGTATATATACTATATATAGTAAAGTAACTTACTATAAATATATTATTATATTATATATAATAGAGGATTAAATGAAGCATTGAAGTAATGCGGGAGCGCGATACCTCTCCCCTCCCCTCATTACAATAACGAAGTATCAAAGAATATCAGCATAGATTAAACAAAGGAGGTTTATGAAGAAAGAGAACATAGAAGTAAAGAGGATAACGAAGGAAGAAGTTAATACGTTATTTCAGCTATTATATAGGCTGGATGATCATCTTGAGGTATATTGCAATAATAATTTAATTGCAATGCAAGCAATACAGCTTTTAAACTCTTACGGATTATACGGAAGCTAAAAGGAGGTTTAATGAAGGTTAAGAGTAACCACTACGAAAAAATGAAAAAGGATATATCTCAAGTGTTAGTGCATAACAAAACAACGGTTGAAAAAGAGTTGAAGTATTATATCGACAATAATCTTGGCAAAGATAAAGAGAAGAGATTACGCTGGGATTTATTATATCTTGCAGGGTTGAGCAACTTTATTGTTAGAGAAGTTTATACTTACGCTTATGACCAACACGTTGATACTGCTTTAAGAAATATAATCAAAGAGTTGATATAATTAACCAAGGAGGAAAGATGGATGATGAGATGTTAGCGTGGTTATTTCCAGAGAGTTATAGGGATTGAATAGCGAAACGGCGGATTATCTCCGCCGTCTATGTATAACATACTGATGAGCTATTTAAACAATAAAGGAGGTGAGGAAAATGTTTATAGCGTTAAGAGAGTTGATAGAACATAAGTTTTATTGCCCTTTCTGCAACCGAGAGATTCATCCAAGTGAGGAAACGAGATACGGAGTATTTTGTTGCAAACAAGAATTTTGGTTATCTCAATGTAAATCAGCAAAAGTATAAGGAGAAAAAATGAGCAAGAGCAAAAAACGCTTACTAGCTCTTATCTTTCTGCTTATCTTTCACACTTCGAGTTATTCAGCGAATATTGATAAGCAAAGAGCAATAAGAGCAATCATTGGTGAAGCGAGTAATCAAGGTTATATCGGAATGGTTGCGGTGGCTTGCGCAATACGGAATCGCGGAACATTGAAAGGAGTTTACGGAGAGAATGCGAAGCACGTCAGCAACGAGCCTCAATGGGTATTTGATCTCGCAGAAAAAGCGTGGCTTGAGAGTATGAACAAAGATATTACTTCTGGAGCAACTCATTGGGAAAATATTAAAGCGTTCGGAACTCCTTATTGGGTTAAGGATATGACAAAAGTGTATGAGTATAAAGACCAAGTATTTTACAGAGAGGAATAAGAGGTAAAGAAATGAAACAAGCAGTTCTTGTAAAAAACCAAGTAGAGCAACAAAAGTTGATTAAAGTAAAAATTCATAGTTTAAAGTACGAGATAAATAAACTCCACGTGCAACTACACTCATTCGACTTTAATTATGATGTGATTAAACAAAAGAGGTGATATGAGAGATTTTTTGGTTCCTCGATACAAATCAGAGTTGATAAATGCTTTATCTCTTGCTTGCGGATATAGCAAGAAGAGATTAGGCAAAATGAGTAAAAAGCAGTTATATGCTCTTTACTTCAAAACAAAAAGGGGGTAAATGTGAGTATCAAAGAAGTTATAATGAAAAGAGATGGAATCAGTGAACAAGAGGCTGATGATTTGATCTCCCAAGCGAAAGATGATTTTGATGAAAGGTTATCTCAAGGAGAAATGCCTTTCGGAATATGTCAAGAGTGGTTTGGTTTAGAACCTGATTATATAGACGAGTTATGGTAAACAAAAAGGAGGGAAGAGATGCATTATAGAATGATAGTAACTATGGATAAAGAAAAAGCAAATGACTCCAAGGAAGCGAGGCATTTTGTTCAAGGTTGGTTGGATGAGAATGGCTTCTGCGGGCAAGGGAGATTTGCTTCAGGAATGGCTGATTGGTTTGTTATAGGTGGGAGATGGTCAGGAGATTTATCATCGGTGAGATTAGATAAAGTAAAATTAAAAACTTGCGTTGAAGAGTTTGAAAAAGATTTTGGTTGGAATACTAGCGCCGAAGATACAGAAAAACAGAGAAGAGAACAATTTGCATCTATGTTCAATAAATACTTTCCAGACTATACAGGAGTAATTCCTTTCTGGAGAGATAAGTATAATCCTATCGGAGAGGAAGATGATGCTCAAATAATTGATAAAGTATTGTATGACAACTTAATTAAAGAGTTGATTGCAGAAGAAGAGTACAAGCATTTCTGCGATATAGAGGAAGATGAGGTTGATTTATCAGAAGAGCAATTAGTTGGTAAGAAGTGGGCAGTAGTAGTTGATTATCATAACTAAGAGATGCCGAAACACCTGCGAGAAATCGCAGGTGTCAGCCGGAGATACCGGCTCTGACGAGGTAAAAGAGTTCAGCAAGTTATCTGTGCTGATATAAGAAAGAGGTATTATTTGTTATCTCAGCATAAATCTATTCTAAAAAGGAGGTGAGGAAAAATGAAGAAATTATATTGCGACTACTGCGGTAAGGTAAAAGAAGAGGTATCTTTTTTTATCGGAGCATCTACTGACTACAGAGATTGGGTTATGTGGGAGGGAACAGGAAAATTATCTTGCAACTGTGAAAGGTGCTTCGAGTTAGGGAGAAAAGATAGTGAAAACGCAACAAAGAGTTTAGTTAAAAGTTAAAAGGAGGTTTATATGGCTCATAATTTAAATGAGAATGGTAACAGAATGTTTTACACCGGAGCGGTTCCTTGGCACGGATTAGGAGTAAAGCTCGATAATCCAGCAACAGCGAAAGAGGCAATTGAGGCATCAAAGTTGGATTATCAAGTTAATCTCCAAAAGATTTATACAGAGGACCGAGTAGAAATCGAGAATAAATTCGCAACAGTTAGAATTGACACAAACCAACCTCTTGGGATTGTTGGTAGCTCATATCAACCTGTGCAAAATACAGAGTCATTTGATTTCTTCGATTCAGTAGTTGGAGATAAATTTGCAATGTATCATACTGCCGGAGCTTTAGGTAAGGGCGAGCGAATATGGATACTTGCAGAGCTACCAGATATTATCGAAGTAACGAAAAAGGATGTTGTGGAGAAATATCTTTTACTCACGAATTCACACGATGGCTGTTCAGCTTTGAAGATGTTCTTCACTCCTGTAAGAGTAGTATGTCAAAATACTCTTTCCGCTGCTCTGTCCAGAACTAAAGACGGAATCTCCATTAGACATACAGGAAATATTAACAGCAAAATAAGAGAAGCGCAAAGAGCATTAGGAATAGCAGTAACTTTCTACTCTGACTTTGAAGAATCGCTAAAAGCATTTGCAGGAGAGAAGGTAAGGGATGAGCAAGCAGAGGTTTATTTCACATCTCTTATCTGTGGCAAAGACGATTTAGATATATCTCAGAGAAAACAAAACCAAATTGGTGATTTAATGAATCTCCACAACCGTCCAGAATATTCAGAGAGTAAAGATACACTATGGAGTGCTTACAACGCAGTTACTCGTTACGTTGATCATTTTAGAGGTATTAAAAACAACAATCCCTCTAATAGATTACAGAATATTTGGCTCGGGAGTGGCGCAACATTAAAGATGAAAGCGTATGATACTGCTCTGGCTTTAGTAAAAAATTAAGGAAAGAGTAAAAAAGGAGGGGAAATGTCAACGAGAAGCTGTATAGCGGAGAAAACAAAAACTGGATTCAAAGGAGTTTACTGTCATTTTGACGGTTATCCTACTTGTAGAGGAAAAGAGATATGGGATATATTGATGAAAAAATTTATATTAAACAAAGGAGTAATTGGAGTTTCAAATGACGGAACTCGTGCTCTCCGATCTTTTGTTGATATTTATATCAAGGGGCATCGTGGAGGTTGGTCAAACTTTCCAGAGAGTTGCTATTGCCATACTCCTGATTTCGTTATGAGAGATGGAGTTCCTGACGGAACAATGAATGAAAAAACAGCAGATGCTCTATTTATAGAGTGGGTATATGCAATTGATGTTGAGAAGAAAACACTTACTATCTATGTTCAGGGTAGAGCAAAAGGAGAAACTAAAGAAAAAGGAGTGAATGGGAATGAATGGAATTCTCCAAACTACGCTCATTGCTTCGTTTGTGAATTGGATATAAATCCAGATAGTAAAGAACCAAATTGGGAGAAAGTAGAGGCAGACGGAGCGAAAGTTTCAAAAGATATGTCTGAGTTATATTCAACAAAAGTTAAAGTATAAAAAGGAGGTACTAATGGAAACAGAAGAAATTAAAGAGATCGGGATTGGAGATAAAGTTATGGTAGATGCAACGATTATAGAGATAAGGATATTGGAAAGAGGAACAACTTATCGCTTGAGAGTTGATAATGATATCTCTTATTCAGATACATTCTCAGCAGATAGAAAAACTATTACAACTATTACAACTCTACCAGAAAAGTAAATCTCGAAATATTGGGGAGCGGAACAATACTGCGAGGCTAAGTGCCTTGGCTCTACGCACTCCATTATATTAAGGAGGGAAAATGAAAACAAGAGTTACAAAGCAATTGAAAGAGAAAATGGGTTTAAAAATAGTTAATGGGCAAATAACAGATAAATATGGAAGAGTATTTGAAACTTATATTGATGACAAAGGGTTTGAGGATATTAAACCTTGCGGAGTTCAACGAGATATGTATAAATATAAAATCACTAAATAATAAAGGAGGTAGAGATGGAAATCGTAGAACAGAAAGAATATAAAGGTTATAAAATAAATATTTATCAAGACCAAGACCCGGAAAGTCCTGATAGTAACGGAGATGAAGTATTATTTCTCGTTGGCTATCATAGAGATTTTTATGTAGATACTAATGTTAATAAAAAATTAGCAATATGTATAGCCAACGAAGGAGTGGACGAGTATGGAGATAATGACGAAGAAGCTCTGAAATATATTAAAGAATATTATATCTTCAGACTAGAGGCATACATTCATAGCGGAGTTAGCTTAGCTCTAAAGAATGAAGGAAATTTTCCCGATCGGAGATGAGATGTGAGCCAATTAGGATTAGTGTTTGTTAATAAAACAGAAGCTAAAACAAAAAAGATAGCAAGAGGTTTAGCTCTAGATTTGATTAAAACTTGGAATGATTACTTGAGTGGTAACATTTATGGATTTATGATAGAGGATGAATTAGGAAATGAGAAAGGTGGATGTTGGGGATATTACGGAGATTTTGAAGAAAGTGGATTATTAGATAATGCTAAAGCAGATGTAAAACAAGATAAAAAAGAGATGAGTAAACTTTGGGAAATAGCTCAAATGGTAACGTAAACAAAGGAGTTTTATGGAAAGCAAACAAATAATAAAGTTTGATGCAGAAGAGATAAAAGCATTTAAAAAGGTTTATCCAAATTTATCTAAAGAAGAGGCTATATTAAATTGGGCTCATAGAAATGGATATTCTAATTGTGATTTAGAAGTTAAAGGAAATAAATTAACAATAACAGAAAGATTTTAATTAAAGAAGGAGGAAAATGGAGTATTATGTCTTACAAGTAGTTAATAAAAAGTTTAAATTTTTTATATTTAATGCTGATACTAAAAAAGATGCAGTAAAGCAAGTAAAAAAAGATTTAAACCACACCGGAGAACAATGGTTGAAAATGATGTCAGAAAAAGAGTGGAGATCACTCAGAAAATTAGCAAGTGGAGTATAAGGAGGTGAGGAAATGTTAACAGTTAAGAAGTTAAAAGAGCTAAAGAAGCATTTTATATTTGCAACCGGAACAGCTATTGATAATGAGTCTGGTTTATTTATAGCTAAAACAGGTAAAGAACTTCGTTGGGTAGCAGTAACAGGAGAGATTGGTGATTGGACTATTTATTGTCATCTCTCTAATCATAATGCAGAATGGATACAAAAGCATGGAAAGAAAATTTTCGGAACACACCATATTAAAATGTGTGTCAATTGTGATTATGAAGCGTTTAAAAAATATAGATATTAAAGAAGGAGTTAATATGAAAAAAAAGGAAATGAAAATGTTGCCGATTAACATTGTTGAGGGAGAGATAACTGGAATAAGCATTGAGTGCAAGAATGCACTTCCTAGTGTAAGTATTAATGTATCTCTTATTGATGATTATGGGAAAAAAATAACTACAGTTGTAATGACTACAAAAGAATATTACACCTTAGGTAAAATGGAAGTTTCTATGAAATCTTTATCTTTGATAGGAGATTTAATCAGAGAATTAAAAAACTGTGCTATTCAATATATGAATCAGCAAAAAAAGATAATAGATACTAAGTAATATAAAAAATTTAAAGGAGGTGATGAGTTGATTTAAATTGCTGAATTAAAAAAAGTGAATATTGGTAATTGGGTTATTTATGATAGTGGCTTTAAAAAAGAGCAAGGTAGAATTAAATCTTGGAATAAACAATTTATCTTTGTTGTTTATCATTGTGATAATCTATGGAATAAATTCCGAGACTATACTGGAGCTGCTACATGCCCTGAAGATTTAACATTTTTACCACAAGTTTTCCCACAAGAAGATGATAAAGAATGAATAAAAAGGAGGTGAGTATGAGTAAAAGTGTGGAGATAGAATTTGAATACGCAGGCAAAACTACACAACAATATCATATATTTGTAGTTAAGAATAAGGAGTTATCTCCAATCGTGTTCCCGAAGAGGATTTATTTGAAGAAAGATTATTTTAAGAAAGAACTCGCTGTCAAGATGACAGTAACACAAGGAGATTAGTATGGAATTATCTACGGTAACAATAGACAAAATAATTGTTGGAGAGAATATCAGAAAAGATATTACGAAAGAAAGTTTATCTAGTTTGATTATCTCATTAAAAGAGAAAGGAATACTTCAACCTTTATTAGTAAGGAAGAATGGAAGTAAAATTGATTTACTCGATGGTCATAGGAGATTCAGCGCGGCAAAGTACGCAGGTCTTACAGAGATTCCTGTGTTATCTGTTGATGCTGAAAAAAATGATAGAGTTGAGTATCAATTAGTTGCAAATTTACAGCGCAAAGATTTAAACCCTATTGATGAGGCATTGGCATACAAATCATTAGGAGAAAACTACAAAGCAAAAGACATTATGGTAATCACTGGTAAATCTGAGTATCGTGTAAAGAGAATATTGTCACTCCTTGATTTATGTGATGAAGTAAAGAAAATGATTAAAGAAGGTAAAATCTCCGCAGATCATGGATTCGTGCTTACAAGGTTATCTGATGCTAAGTACCAAAAGCATTTAGCTAATGATATTATTCGCTACCGATATTCTCCGGTGAAAGCAGAAGGAGAATTAGAAAACTACTCGCAAAGATTAGAAACTGCTTGCTTTAACAAGAAAGATTGTAAAACTTGCTCATTTAATGGCAGTACATACGATGATTTGTTTGATAGGAGTAATTCTCTTAAAGGAAAATGTATGAATAATCTTTGTTTCTCAAAGAAAATAAGAGAAGTACAAAAAGAAAAAGAGGAAGCGTACAAGAAAAAAGGCAAAAAAGTAATAATATTGAAAACCGAACCTCAATATGGGTCAAAGGATGCAGAGTTATTAAAAGACATCGTTGATTTTTCTGGTTATGAAGGTAATGGATTTCCGGCAGAGCAATTCAAAACAGAGTGCATAAAAACTTGTCCAACATTTGCTATTATTATCGGACCAACCGGTAGAGAGAAACAAGTTTGCTTGAATAGAGATTGCTTCAAACGAACAATGCGGAAATCAAAAGCAGTAGAGCGTAAAGCAATGTCAATCAAAACAGGTGATAAAGAAATAGATGCATCAGCTCAGTATGAAGCGAGGCAGAAAGCAAACAGAGTGGATATATTTAAACGACAATTCTTTATATCTGAACTCAAGGTAAATGCTAAAGTGGTGCAAATTAATCGAATATTGCTTGACCAACTCTTTGATATGGAGTCAGGAGCAAGTAATAGTATATCTGGTTATCTTGGATTTAAGAAAGATTTACCAAATTACGAAGTAAGAGGAACAAAAGAGTTTAAAAATTTCTTATTGAAATTAAAAACCGATGAATTGCTTAAAATTGTTGAAAAAGTTGTGTTAGATAGATTGAGTAAATACGAAACAAAAGAATTAGAGGATCTTGGTGAAGAAGCCGGTATTAATATCGGTAAGAAATTCAGAATTACTCAAGAATATCTCGAAAAATTCTCAAAAGCTGGTTTGCAAAAACTGTCAAAAGAATTGAAACTTAAAGTAGGTAGCTTAGCTTGGAAAGAAAAGAAGGGAGAAATTATTAAAGAAATGTTAGGACTTACAAAAACAAAAGTGCCAAAAGAAATGATAAAAGGGAGCTAAACAGTGATAGTAATTCTTTGTGACGGATCTAGTAGAGGTAATCCCGGACCATCATCGATAGGAGTTGTAGCTTGGGATCGCTCTAGAAACTCAAAAATCATTCTGCCTAATTATAGGTATTGTGCTGATATTGGCATCAAGACAAGTATGCAGGCAGAGTGGTCAGCGCTAATTGCAGGGATGAGGTTTGCTAATAAAAAAGATAGAAAAGCTGAAAAGTATATCTTTTCTGATAGCAAAACTGTTGTCAATCAAGCAAAAGGATATTGGAGGATTAAACACAAAAACACAAAATTGCTCTATCTAGAGTTTATGGAATTAAAACAGCAAGTATTAAACTTCAAGATAAGTTGGATACCTAGACAATTAATCCATTTAGCTGATAGAGCAGCAAAAACTGGAGGGATAAATGAAATGTCCATTTAACTGCGAGAACAAAAATGACATTCCAGAGTTAAATGATGCTGATGAGCATTTAGTAGTGGTAATTAATAAGACAGGGCATATACATACTCACGGACCTTTTGCTAATGAATATGTTATGAACAAAATAGTTAACACTTTGCTCGTAGAAATGAGAAAGAATGGAATTACTTTCACACTATTAGGAAACCAAGACAAAGATTAATAAAAGGAGGATTATGACAAAAAAAGTGAGCGCAAAAGACCGCAAAATTAATATATTGGTGGGATTTACTCAAAGCGAAATTACATTCCTTGATAGGAAAGTAAAGAAGAAAATTCCCGAGATAGCATCGCGGTCAGCGCTAATAAGATTGCTTGTTAGGAACGCAATGGAACATCCAGAAATATTGAATATTGGTTAATAACCTAAACCGTTATACCGTTACGAGTATTGTAAAAAAAAGCCCTTGACACGAAAAAAAGCAATGTTATAATGGATTTTCAATAACATTCTATTAAAAATCATTTGCTTTGATTCGCAATACTCGTAACGGTATAAACAAGGAGTTTTCATATGTTTGTATCTGTAAATAATGATTCGGCAATCGTAAAATGCCTGTTTGAAGAAAAAGAATTAGTCAAATCAATCGGAGAATATAAGTTTCATAAAGCAACCTCTTCGTGGGTATTCCCAAAAAGAAAATTAATAGATATAATAGAGCATCTAAATATTCAATACGATTTAGATACTAAGATTATATACCAACAATTACGCAACGAGAAACAAAAGTACCACGAAAAAGTTAACCTCGCTAATAAAATAAAAATAAATGATTGCTTGATTGATAAGTTAGGTAAAACTGATTTATCAATGTGCTATCAGCATCAAAAGAAAGCTATTGCTCTTGCTGCTATGTTTGATAGCTACGCTTTGTTTATGGATCCGGGGCTCGGCAAAACATTAACAGCTATAAAACTAATAGAGCATTGGAAGTTACCGGCAATCATCATTGCGCCTTTATCTACATTAGAGAGTGTATGGGTAGCAGAAATAAATAAATGGAGTAATCTCAGGTCAATTGTGCTATGGAATAATTTGAAAGAGTGGAACAATGATTACGATGTATATATTATAAATTTTGAAGGGTTTAAAAAACTATCAAAGATAAAGAAACCGTCTATTGAGAACAAAATAAGTTGTTTAATAATAGATGAGAGCGCTAAAATAAAATCACACTCATCAGCGATAACTAAAACTATTCTTGACTATAAAAATAAAATAAAACATAGAATATGTTTAAGCGGTATTCCAGCGCCTAATAATTTATTAGAGTATTGGGGTCAAATGGCGTTTGTTAATGATGAGCTACTTAGTGATAATTTTTATAAATATAGAAATAGTTTCTTTTACTCAACAGGTTACGGAGGTTATCTTTACCGCACAATGAGTGGAGCCAAAGAGGCAATAATGGATAGAATATCAAGACAAGCATTCTCTTTACAAAAAGAAGATGCATTAGATTTACCAGAACAAATATTTGAAACTAGATTAGTCTATATGGATAAGGTGCAAGAGAAAGCATATGAATCAATGAAGAAAGAGAATGTTTTAGAATTTAAAGATAGTATTACTCTAGCCGCTAATGAATTATCAAAGATATGTAAGCTTAGAGAGATAACAGGAGGATTCGTAATAAATATAAATGGGATTCCTGTTAAAGTAAGTGATTCAAAAATTAAAGTATTAACTGAAACAATAAACTCAATACCTAAAAATAAACAAATAATAATATGGATACAATACCATTGGGAATCAGCAGAGCTAAAGCTCTTATTAGGAGATGATGCTGTATTATTAAACGGCACAATACCTCAGAAAGAAAAGATTAAAAATATACAAGACTTTCAAGCAGGGAAAAAACGTTTCTTAATAGCTCATCCGAAATCAGGAGGGCATGGATTAAATCTCCAACAGTGTAGTTATTCTATTTGGTATTCGTTATCTTATAGTTATGAGGAATACGTCCAAGCGTGCGACAGATGCCACAGGATTGGTCAAAAATATAATACTACATACTTTCAACTACTTGCTAAGAACTCTATTGATGAAGTGATATATAAGGCATTAAAAACCAAACAGAACCTATCAGAATCATGTTTAAACATGTTAAAGGGGCAATAATGAATAAAGGAACTAAGTGCCGTAAATGTGGAAAGAAAGAGGAAAATTTACCAACTCCATTAAATAGTCATGGTTTGTGCAATGATTGTTATAATTCTTTTTTGCCTTACTTTAGAGAAGCAATGAAAAAGTTTATAGCAAGTAAAAAAAGGAGGTAAGTATGGATGCAGAATATTTTCATAAATTATATAAAAACATGGTAGAAGAAGAGATCAAGGTTAGCTCAGAAAAAGGTAAAGAATATACTCAAGGCGATAAATTAGATAATTTTAAAAGATTAGGTAAAGAATTAAACATAGATGCAAAGTTAGTATTATGGGTATATCTCAAAAAACATTTAGATTCTATTTGCAGTTATATCAGAAACAATCAAACTTTTTCAGAAGAGCCAATTGAAAGTAGGATTAAAGATGCAAGAGTATATCTAGCATTGTTAAGAGGGTTGATCGAAGATGAAGAAATGAGAGATGGATTATGAGTGAAAGAAAATTATATCAAAAGTTTAAGGATAAGATAGCGAAAGCAGACCCTAATTGCTTTTGGTATAAAATACCAGATACACTCAATCTCGGAAATAAAAAACCATTTGACGGTTTCTTAGTTATCAAAGGAGTTCCATTCGCTATTGAATTCAAGAGTGCTGACGGTGCATTAACTTTATATCAAAGTTATCAAATGACAGCGTTCATGATTGCCGGTGGAGAATCATTATTATATATTGATAAACAAGAAACATTGAATGAGTTTATTGATAAGATAATGACAATAATAAAGGAGAAATATAATGGATAAGCTATTTCTTTTTTTGTGTATATTGGTATGTTTATTATTAAGTGTAGTTTTCATGTGGCTTATTTTAGGTTGCGCTCCTATGCATAAGCCATATGAAAATTATAGAGTAATTGAGATTAAGAAAGATAATTTAGAACATAAAATATATTGTTTGGAACAAGGTTTTGATATGAGATTAGTGTGGAATGAAAAAATAAAATAAAGGAGGTGAGGAAAAATGAGAATCTATGTTCTATCTGCTACGTACGAGAATATGACAACAACGTTGCCAATACCAGCAAGAGATAACTTTAGCGCAAAAGTAGCTGCATCGCGGAAAATTAACGCTAGTTATGTTTCTGATAAGCGTTATGCAAAAGGGGAGATTACGCTCAAGAATCAAGAAGGAAAAGCAATCTGGACAATATCAAAAGAATAGTTTTAGGAGGTGAGTTGAATGAATGAAACAGAGTTACTTCAGTTAGTCCTTGATGCTAGAACAAGAGAAAAAGAATTTACTGTACTCTTGTCAGATGCAAAAAAGGTGAAACAAGAAGCGGAATTAGCTCTAATAGAGTATATGGAGAACAGAGATTTAAAGTCATTTAAAAGCAATACTTTGAATTGTTCTGCTGTCCGAAAAGAAACGCTCTATGTTAGTGTTGACAAAGATAAAAAAGAAGAAGCTTTAAGGTGGATTGCTGAGGATTGCGGCAGGTCAGATATGATTAAGTCAGCTATACATAATAAAACCTTATCTTCCTTTATCTCTGGTCTACTAAAAGAAGGAGAGCAAATTCCGGATGATCTATTTAAATATTTCTTTAAACCAGAGTTAGCCATAACATTAATGAAGTAAAAAGGAGGGTAAGATGAGTGAAGAAAAAAAGAATGAAGTAACATCTAACGAATCACAGAATCTCGAATTAAGAGTATCAGGAGGAACAGACAAATCACACGTTCCGGCAGGTTTTGAGGCAATGGACGAAGGAGATATTAAAATAGCTCGGCTTGGGCTTGCTCAAGGATTATCTCAAGTATGCGTTGATGGAAACGCAAAAATGGGAGAGTTATTTAATAACTTAACTGATGAAGTGTTTGGTGATGAATTAGAAATAATTCCTTTGTTCATGTTTAAAACCAGAGCTCAATTTGATCTTGAGCGCGGGCTTGTAATGATGTCTAGAGATAACATTAAAGTAACAATGGCTATTGAGGAATATGAGCAATTTTTAGATAAACCTGTTGAAGAGGTTCCCGGTTCAGCTTGGGAAGGAAAAGAGCCACCTAAATTCTCGCAGGTTTACAATTTTCCTTGCATACTTGTTGATAGACTACAACAATTCCCACTCTCATTGTCGATGATGAAAACAGCAATTAAAACAGCGAAAACATTCCTTTCAATGGCGAGGTATTCTGGCGAAGATATGTTTGCTAGAGTATATAATCTTTCCTCAAAGATTGAAAAAGGAACAAAAGGAACTTATGCAGTACCTATTATTAAATTCGTTAGGAGATGCACAAACGAAGAATATGATACTGCAAAAAAGATGTTTGATTCGCTTTATAGACGTAAAGCTGACATTGACGTTGAGTTGACAGAAGAAAACTCTGAGTAATCCATCTTTTCCAACCGGCGTTAGAGCAATCTAGCGCCGGCGTATTATTAATAATTATAATTTAGGAGATAAAATGAATGACATTAAACAATTTTCTGAACTCTTTTCCGGAAGAGATGATGCCTATGGGCGAAATAATTTCTGTCTAAAAGAAAAGCTAACATTAGAAATATATAAAAAACATATAGACGGAATGCAAAGAATGGGTATATATCCTATTTACAATAAAGAGTTTGTTAATTGGATTGCAGTAGATTTAGATGAGAATAACTTCGAGAAAGCATTAGCAATAAAACAAAAATTAGAAGAGTTAAGATTAAATATTTATATTGAAAGAAGTAAGAGTAAAGGATTTCATATCTGGTGTTTCTTCAATGAAAAAATTGAAGCTATAAAGCCAAGATTAGTTTTTGAAAATATATTGAGTGAGATGGGTATTATCTGCGAAATCTTTCCTAAGCAAGACAGCGTTAATGAAGCTCATCCTTTTGGAAACTACATTAACCTCCCTTTGTTCGGTGGAGATGCCGGGAATGATAGAACAATTTTTGTAGATGATGATAATAAAACATTTATAAATAATATTAAAGACCTTTCTAAAATTAAAAAAACAGATATTACTCTAATAAAAATAACTATTATTGGAAAAAGTTTAGGAAGAAAAAAAGTAACAATGCTAGATACAGGATCCGATAATAAACATTATATCCCAAGCAAAGAGTTACCTTGCATACATAAAATAAAAGAAGGAGTTTCTAAAGGTCATCGAGATAATGCCTGTTTCAGATTAGCTATAAATTATAAAGAAAAAGGAATGTCAGAGAATGATATTCAAACTCTAATAGCAGGCTGGAACGAGAGAAATACACCACCTCTACCTGAAAGAGTTCTAATTAAAATAATAAACTCTGTCTTTAAAGGTGGTTATAAAAGCTATGGTTGTGATGATGCGATAATCCAAAATTATTGTGATAAAACAACTTGCCCTCTAACAAGCTCACAGATGAGAAAAGAGCAAATAGATAAAGGCATCATTACTATGATTTTTAGAGATAAAGAAATAATGGTATTTAGAAAGAAAGATTATGAGTTTAGATTAGCTAACTTTGAATTTATGAAATCTGGAAATTTTAAAGTATCTCTTACATTAAGCAAATCAGGAAAAATATTATTTAAAGATTCTATTAAATTAAGTATGGCATCTAATAGAGCAAGATTTGTTAAAGCATCACAAGAGGACGAGATAGATTCTGATTTAATTAAATTAGAGGATCTAGTTAAAAAGCAATTAGAAAAAGAAGAGCATGATAAATTAACTGCACCTAAGCAATTATATATAATGACAGAAGGTGAAAAGAATGAAGCAATAAAATTCCTTACGGAGAATAAAAATGTTTTATATAATGTCATTTCTTTAACAAATAAAATGGGTGTTGTTGGAGAAGAAATAATGAGGCTAATGGTTTATTTATGTTATACGTCAAGAATAACAAAAGAGCCATTATCAATAACAGTCAAAGGTGAAGCTTCTAGTGGTAAATCTTTTTCGTGTCAATGTATCCAAAGGCTTATACCGGAAGAAGGTTATCATTTCATTACGAGAGCAACGCAAAATGCTTTCTTCCATTTACCCGAGGACGGAATGCAAAACAGAATTATATTTATCAATGAGCTTCCCGGCTCAGAAGCGGCTGATTATTCTATAAGAACCGCGCAATCAGAAGGCGATTTAATTTTAATGATGCCTGTTAAGGATCAACACTCTGGTCAAATGGAAACTATAACAAAGAAAGTTAAAGGACCTGTAGGATTTCTTATCACAACTACCAAAGCGCAGATGTTTGATGAAAATGAAACTAGAAACTTTTCAGTATTTAGTGATGATTCTCCACAGTTAACACAAGCAATAGGTGATATAACTATTCGTAAGGCAATGGGAGAAACATTTAAGTTAGATGAAAAAGAATTAAATCTCTGGAAAAATATACAACGTTTACTTAATCCAGATTTCAAGATAATTATTCCATACGCAAAAGAGGTATTTTCTGTGTTCCCTGATAAACCTGTAAGAATAAGAAGAGATAGGGAAAGATTTAGAGTGCTAATTGAAATAGTGACAATACTACACCAATTCCATAGAGAACAAAAAAAGCAACCTGACGGAACAATACATTTAATCTCTACATTAGCAGATTATTTTGTAGCTAAAACAGTAGCGGAATCTATATTGACATATACTATATATGAAATAGGCCCATCAGCAGAACAGCTTTGGAAAGCAATTAAAACAATGAGTGATAATTGGAAGCCAGAAGAAGATGAAAGTTATGAGAATGAGTTTATTTTTAAATATAAAGATATTGCTGAATATATGGATTGGAAAGTAGATAAGGTTAAGAAATGGATGTATGTTTTAATGAGGGCAAATCTTATTGAGTATTCTGAAAAAGGTGCAGGCGGTAGAGGTAAAGCTTCACAATTTAGAATATCTAGACGAGGATTAGAGTGGTCAAGTTCTACATTAGGATTTCTACCTAAGATAGAAGATATATATAGTAAGTTTCCTTGTGATAAAGATACATTTTATAATGCAATAACTGGTTCAATAATAAATCCAGAAGTTGCAGATGCTCCTGAAGGATTGATCGACAATGAGGGTGAGAGTGTAGAAGCTGTAGAGGATGATGAGAGTGTTTCAAAGGAGTTAATTGAGGGTTAAAAGCGTTCAGCATAGATTTTTGGGGGTGCGTAACGGTATAACGGTTTATTTTTTTCCGTTTTCAATAAAATCAATAGTTTTTTTGATTTTGCTAAACCGTTACAGCATTACGTTTCCGCACGAACAAACTATTTTTCCATATATCCTTACCCTTAAAAACACCTTTTTCAAGTTCAATATTTATGAAAAAACGGTTATTTCGTGCGGGATTGTAACGGTATAACGGTTTAGGAAATTTACATAAGTGTTTGATACCAAAAGAAAATGCAGTTTTGCTAAACCGTTACGCGTTACGCGGAAATCGCTGATTTGAGGGTAAAACAGCATTTTTACCCTCAAAAATGTTACATCAAAAAAATGCTACATTTGAAGGAAATTTTGAACAAAGAAAAAAACCTAGCATGGAACGATTGCTGAACAAATAAAAAGGAATTGTAAAATGAAAATGATAAGAATAAAAGATAAGGCTTACAAATATTTAAAACATATCTCTAAAGTAAGAGATGAAACTATGCCGGAATCATTTGAGTATATTATTGATGTATTTCAACAGATACCCAAGCACGCTATTATTCCGTTATCTAATGAACCCAATGCGCCATATATGACGTGTAAAGTAGCATTCTATGAACAAAATAAGCATAAGCTAGAAGAACATCAAAGAAAGTTTTTTGAAAGCGCAAAATCCCATATGACAATATTTTTTAAAGAACGGAAAAAAGAATTAATGGTTTTTAAAGCAACATATGCTCTAACAAAAAAATCAAATTTAAAAGATATGATTAAAAAATACAACAAAGAATATTATGTAAAACGAAAGGAAAAATTACAATGAATAAAATAGCGGAGTTTAAAAAAGCATATGAAAGGTTTTCTAAAGCATTAAAGTATATCTCTGAAAACGAGAGTGATTTAAAAGCAGACCAAAAGAAATGGAAAAATGTAATAAATAATTTCCAAACAAAGTTTGAGGATCCTCTAGAAGCTTCATGGAATTCTTTATCTCCGACAGAAAAAAGAAGGTTTGAATCTCTATATCTTCATAGAAAAGCAATGCAGAATGAATTAGTAAAAAAAATAGTAGAGATGTTTAACGGAACAGTAGTCAATGATTAGTAAATATAATTGTAAAGATTGTTTATATAGCTCATATGTTTTATTTAAAAAACTATTCTCAAACAAAAGATATTATTGCAAAAAGAAAAAGATATTTATTAAATACACCAAACATAATTGGTGTTTAGATTATAAGCGAAGGAGGTAAATTTGGTAATTAAGGGCGATGCGTTGACAGTATTAAGAACTTTTAAAAGCGAAAGCATAAATTGTATTATTACATCTCCGCCTTATTGGGGATTAAGAGATTATGGAACAGCTACGTGGAAAGGAGGCAATAAAAACTGCACTCATGCAAATGCAAAGAAAAAAAGTAGGTATGATTACTCATTAAAATCAAGCCCGATACAAGACGGAAATAGAAAAGGAACAGATGCGCCGAGGTGGAAAAATATTTGCCCTGATTGCGGCGCGAAAAAAATAGATTTCCAATTAGGATTAGAACCAACATTCCACGAATATGTAATGAGGCTATGCGGAATATTTGATGAGGCTAAAAGAGTATTAAAAAGAGATGGTACTTGTTGGGTTAATTTAGGAGATACTTATTCAATTAAAAAAGGTAAAGTATTTTTACCAAGTAAATGCCTATGCCAAATTCCCTCTCGCTTTGCAATAGAAATGTGCAATCGAGGGTGGATACTCCGGAATGAAATTATTTGGTATAAGCCAAACTGTATGCCGTCAAGTATTAAAGATAGGTTTACAGTAGATTTTGAGAAGATGTTTTTCTTCGTTAAGAATAAGAAGTATCGATTTGAAACTCAGTATGAACCAATGTCAGAAACTACAATAAACGATAGTCGATTCGGAAAAGAAGTAAAAACAGAAAATACTAAAGATTTTATGAAAGCAAATATGGGAAATAAATCTAAAGACCCTGCTCAAACAAGAAGAAGTTTCAAAAATCTAATAAATAAACCCGGTCGCAACAAACGAACAGTATGGAAAATAACAACTAAGCCATTTAAAGAAGCTCACTTTGCTGTATTTCCTGAAGAACTTATAGAAACACCGATTAAAGCTGGATGTCCTATAGGAGGAACTGTTTTAGATATATTTTGTGGCTCAGGAACAACAGGAGTAGTAGCAGAAAAATTTAGTAGAAAATTTATCGGAATAGAATTAAATCCGAATTATATAAAGATTGCAAATAAAAGAATAGATCAAGAAAGGAGATTATTTTAATGGCTAGAAGAAAAGATATAAACCTATTGAGAAGGAAAAACCAAACTCATTGTAAGTGTGGAAAGCAACTAAACAGCTACAATAAATATGCTCTATGCCACGCTTGTTTGGCGGTATCAATAAGAAATGATAATAATTTGTGTAGGAAATGAGTTATTTTAAATGCCCAAAATGCAAGAAGATAATCAAGCGAGATGGAAGGACTAAATTGGTTAAAGGGAGAAAGTCTTTAATAAGCTATTGTGAAGAAACTGGGAAAGATGTTAGATGTAAAAAAATTGATAATAATTTGTGTAACACGAGAAGTTTATTCTTGAGCAAATACGCAATATGCGGAAGGAGCAAAAATGAAATTATATGAATGGGAATTTAAGTTATTTGAAAGAGATGGCATTTGCCAAGTAAACATGAAGTTAAGCACGACGATTAAGAGTAAAGACTATATGAAATTGCAAGAAGGTATTACGCAACTTGTTCAACAAACTGAATTAAAAAAGGAGGGTATTTAAATGTATAAACTAAAAGAAAAACATAAAAAGTTAATCCCAGCTCATAACAAATATTGGATTGACAATGCCTTGTCTACTAGAAGGATAAAGGAAGAAGAAAAAAGGGTTGTGGATTAAGAAAATAATGGGTCGGTGTGGCGTTTGGGAAACGCTGAATTGGTTTAAATGGTTAAGAGTGTGAACCACCAGTAAGACACACATCAAAGCAGGTTAAATTCCTGCCACCGACCTTTAAATAAGGAGGGATGTATGAGAGAGATAAAGTTTAGAGCTTGGGATAAAGTAGATAAGATAATGTATTGCAACGTACAAACTGGGATTGTATTTGATGATGGAAGCCACTATGATTTCAGGAGATTTGTTGGTCATCAAGAATTAGATGATTATCATAAATGGGAACTTATGCAATACACAGGATTAAAAGATAAAAACGATAAGGAGATATATGAGGGGGATGTGGTTAAAGAATATCGTAATGTTTCGAAGATTGAATGGAATCACGATTATGCTTGTTTTGGGTTTTATGAACCGACATCTTTTGGTCGTAAATTTATAACATTTAGGATTGAGCCTGAAGTCGGAATAATCGGAAACATATATGAAAACCCAGAACTATTAATATGATACTAATTATAAGGAGGGATGTATGAAGATAAAAGTAATTTTTGAATATGATGAAACAACCTTAGGAGGGAGTTGGATGAATATTTATAATCTCAAGTTGTTATTATACAGTAAGCAATGGAATACAAAAGAAGATTTATTAAAGATTATATTTTATGAGGAAATAAACAAATGATACTAATTATATCTCTAGTAATAGCATTATTATTAACTTGGCGTTATTGGTATAAATTAAAAAGGAGGTAGATAATGAACAGTGATAATGGACACATTTATGATTTAACAAAAAAAGAGATTCTTAACGTAAAGGGGAAACTTATTCCATGGAAAGTTGGTGAAAGGGTTGAAGTTAAGGAGTGCTTGTTTGAGGTGGTAGAGATTGAATGTATCCCAGTTGATAAAATAGTTTTAAAGGGCTTGGCTAAAACCCCATACTTTGGGGAAAGGTTATCGGAAGTGGAAGAAGAAGTGGAAGAAGAATTTAATGATAATAGCACAATGTCAGAAGGTTTAAGGGGTTTTCTTAACAAGAAACATTAACTTGGCGTTATAAATTAAAAAGGAGGGGTTGTGAATAAAACATTTGAAGCAAACAAACAGAAATTCGAGGTTGGGTGTGTGTGGAAAGGGAATGAGGGTTATTATCGTAGAGTGGATTATGTTGGAAATGAAAGAATAAATTGTGGTAGTTGTTGTGGAATATTGAAAAGAGCAGAAGAAACTGAATTTAGTGGTGCTTCTTGGTCAAAAGCAGACTTAGAAAATGTCAACGCCAAAATAGTAGCCTATGCTAAATGTGGAGTGGATAGGAATAATGATGTTGTTAGGAGACATGATAAGGTTGAGGATGAGTATGGAGATATAAGAGAAGTGTTAGGAGCTATAGATAGTTCTAATGATGGGGTAGGTTATTTTATTTTGCGTAAGAATGCTAGTACTGGGTGGATAATAGGTCAGCAACACTGGTACACCCTCATAAAACCAAAAGAGGAATCAATCAAAACAGGAGATATAATCACAGCAGAGTTAAAGGGTAATGTTTATAAATTGAAGGTGGTAGAGTGAAAAAAGGAGGATGATATGACGAAAAAGAAGTTACTCAGTATCTTGGGGGAAATATCTACAAAAGATGAGGTGATCGGAATAGTTAAAAGTAAAATGCGGAAGAATATAGCGTACAATCTTTTACAAGCAGATACTCCGATTGAGAGGAAAAAAATTAGAAATGGTTTACAAGAGGCTATAAATTTCATTAAATAGTATGACAGATAATAAGGAGGTGTTCATGAAAATAATTTGGTTGGTTCTAATCTCGATGATGATTATGGGTAACTGTTTTGCAGCAATTAAGTGGATAAACGGATACTCAAGAAGTAACGGCACTTATGTTAGTGGTCACTACAGAGATACGTCTAATGACGGCAACCCTTACAACAATGCTAACTACTTAGGCTATAATAGAAAAACATGGAATGTAAATAGTGGAATGTAAAAAAGGAGGGAAATATGAATAAAGGTATAATGATGATAGTGTTATCAGTGATTTTATTTTCAATCGTTGGGTGTTCAACAGCCGGACCATTCGTAACAAGCATTAGCTCAGACGGTCAAGGTAATTTAATTATTCAAAAAGGATATGCAGAGTTTAATTCTTTTGTTGGTGTATTGAATAACAAAGAAGCCGGAGAAACTAAGATAAGAGTTACTCCAGTTAATTAATAGTAGCTAAGAGGAGGTGATTAATGACATTTTTTCTATCGTGTATCAGCGCAATATTTTACAGAATGGGTGGATACGGTAAACCATTCAAATCTTGGATGAGAGATTGGCTCATTCCATTAGTAGCAATCATCTCTGTGTTATTCGTGCTTAAACTAAAAGTGCCTGGGTATATCCATCTCATATCTTACGGCTTGTTGGGAGCAAGTCTTACAACATATTATGATAACAGTAAGAATCCAATTAAAGATATGTTGGCGAGATTAATAAATTGGATGTATCCAGAGGATAATTTTTATTTACATGGATTGTTTATTGGATTAGCTTATTTCCCTTACGCTATAATTACAGGCTGTTGGCTAATGTTAATTGCCAGATCAGTTATCTTAGCTGTATTTATGGGAGGCTTAAACTATATTGTCAATAAATATAAGCTAAGATATTCTGTATGGATAGAGGAATTAGGGAGAGGTTTTGCAATTATAGCAACATTGCAAATATTATTACGATAATGCACGTACAATGTCACTTTTTCTAACAAGGATTAGCGTGGTGCTAATAAGGCAATGAATCAAAGAAATTATATGCCTAAATTTTAACGTGGCAAAATACGCCATTTCTGTTTGATTTAGGCATATAATACTTTATAATTCAAATCGCCCACCGATTCTAGCTCCGATACCAGTTCTAGAAGTAGCATTATTAGAAGTTTCTGAAAAGCCATACCCTTCCGCGAAGAATGTTGGTAACCACCAAGCGCGTTTTTTCCCTACTTGTTTTTGAGATTGTTGCGGAGTATATGTTACTGTTGAGAAACTTAGAGGCCAGACATTCAAGTGTTGAGATTGAGTTTGATCTTTCTTAAAAAATGCCCTATATATAGTAATTACTATAAAGAATAATATAGTAAGTGTCATTACTATACGCCACCCACTCCCCCATGCAGATATCCAGTCCGGTAATCCTTTACCAAACAAAAAGTATTTAAGGCTGAATTTTCCGTTTGCAGGTTTTTCCATTCTATTTCTTCTTCCAGTTTAATGTACTTCCTGTTAAAGAAAAATAAACTATTGACGCTAAAGCACCTACTACAACGCCAAAAAAAATCGTCTTGAAAAATATTATGACACATATTACTAATGCCAGTAAAACTACTACTTTAGCAACTGTCTTATTCATCTCGAGCCTCCTTTTTTCTTCGTATTATTTCTAATTCTAATTTATTTAAACTTACATTTAACGAAGCAAAATCTACAGTATCTTTGGAATCTATTATTTTTTTTAGTTTCCAACGTATAGAAGGTACATCGATTAAAAATAAGAAGATTTCCTCAAATATATCCATTTTGTTTTTAGACATCTTTTTATTTTACTACTGCTCGTTTTATTTCTTTAATATCACTTTTAATTTCGTCAATAGCTGTATAAGTATATTCTTTAACAAATTGTTGGGCGATCTCTAATGCTTTTAATGATATACAATTAGCGTTAGCTTTTGCAGTTGCTTGGCTTGCAACTGAGATAGTCATTCCCATTATTGCAATTACCATAGCTGATATTACAGCCGTTAATATTTTATTTCCTACATCATTCCTTCTAGTGACTTGTTTTCCATTTCCGTTTTCCATGGTATTTCTCCTGCTATTTTTTTTGGTACTTTATTTGTTAAGCTCCCATTTTTCATCCCTCCAATTTTTTTTTTAATGATTTCTCTTTTCATGATGTTTTTTTTAATATTATTTTTGTTTATTTCTTCTTTAGTTTTTTTTACAATAACACTATTTACAATTCTATAATTTTTATAATTATCCCAATCTATAAAAGTGCTTATAGGCACAAATAATTCTGTTAGATCATGCTTTACTGTTCCCCAAAAATTACTTATCTTTGCTGTATTGTTTGGATATTTCATTGCTAAATATTTTTCATCAGTAAATATAAATTGGATATCTCCATTCTTATTGTAACCTAATAACATTATACCTCCTCTGTTTGTAAATTTTTAAGATAAACTACATAATCAATGAATTTTGCATCATCAATAGTATAAACTTTTTTGTATGTTGATGTTGAATTATCATAACATAAATAACATGTTGCCGCGAATAACCTTACCGATGTAAATGTAGTGGCTCCTAACGGATCCCAAAAACCAATAGGAAACATATTATATAAAGTATCTTTAAAAAATTCAGGAACCCATGCTGTCATTGCACCTGTGGCATCATTACGAGAATAGTATGTTTTGCTAGTAGTATATATACTTCTAAAAAAAGCATACCCTCCAGCATCATCACCAATCATTTTTTCAGAGAACGAATATGTAAAATATCTTACTCTTATTTGAACTCCAATATCTTCTAATTTATATGAGCTAGTGCCGGGTAGATCAATATCAACACCGTATGTTGTATCGCCATTCAGTGCTTGCGGCATTGCTGTAGTTCCAGAGCTTATAATATTTGATACATTAGGAGTTATTATGACTGAATGACCTAATGTATCGCTTACTCTAAGACCGTAATCCATTAATCTCCTCTATACTTTTTCATATACATTATATAATCAACTTCTGAAACACCATTTGTTCCAATAGTAGCTACATCTTTTCCAGAATATACTAATGGTTTATATTTTATCCCTGTAGTTTTCATTTCTTTTGTTGAATTTCCCCATGATAATGTAACAGTAGCGTAGTTACCGCCGGCTCCTGTACTTTCAATAGCAGTTATATATCTGTAAACAGTCCATGTATTAGATTCTAATGTACACCAATCTTCTGAAACAGTAGTAATAAAAACAATAGCAAAAGCCTTATCACCTGATAGCCACGCATTATCTCTAAAATAACACCATACATTTACAACAATACAAACTGCATCACCGGGAGTTAAGTTAGTCAAAGGGCAAGCCCAAGTTCCACTTACTGATCCTTCTCCACCTCTTACAAAACTTGTATCAGATGCAACGTTGTTGCCTAATAATGTTGCACCACTAGGATAAGAAATTCTATATATACTACAGTTTGTTGTTACAGCAGCAATAAGTCTATAAGATGCATCGCTAGTTATTGTATATGTTTGGAGTGTTGAACCTTGTGTTTCAGATAAGATATACCCTGCTTGACCATTGACAGTTTGTGTAGTATCTCTACCATAAAATGTTGTAGTAGCCGCAGTACCTCCGGCAATATTTAAAAACCCATAATGCACTGCGGCGAATATTCGCATTGCTTTTGACGTGCTTCCAAACTTATCCCAACCAGCCAGTAATGATATTTGTATTAAATGATTCCACTTAGTTATATCTGATGCTGTCATATCTCCGGGTGTCCATGATGTCATTACCCCTGTATTTACATCTTTATCATAGTAAGTATAGCTATCGTCACCATAGAATACTTTCAAAGAATTATTAGTTGGATATGTAAACTCATGTACAGAAAGTCGATAATCAAAATCTCTTATTTGCACAATCATACCAAGGTCAGTATTATCAATATCATAATCTCCGGGTAGATCAATGTCTACACCATAAGTACCGTCACCATTTAAAGCATTAGGCAATGTTATTGTTCCAGAAGATATTATTTGAGCAATATTTGGAACAATTAAACTGCTGTTTCCTATAGTATCAAATATTTTTAATCCGTAATTACTCATAATTATGATTCTTAATAGTTACTACATATTCTATTTTATTTACTCCTTTATCTCCGATCGAATAAACTTTTATAAACTCACTTGCGCTAGCATCGTAAGCTAAATAACATGTTGCCGCGAATAATAATACAGATGTAAAAGTTGTTCCACCTTTAATATCCCAAAAGCTAACAGGGAATATTCCAGCAAACCCATCATAAGTAGTTGCAGTTGATGGAGTCAAATTTCCAGCAGTCCAAGAAGTCATAACTCCTGTTGCCTTTGCGTGCTTATAATAAGACATAGCAGAATCCATATAGCCAATATTTTGTGAAGAATATAAAATATTAGTTATCTTATATGTATGTTCAATAGGAGCAATTAAAACAGTAATATCTTCTTTAGGAATCGCACTAGTTCCGGGCAAGTCTATAACAACACCGTAAGTGTTATCAACATTTAAAGTATTAGGCATTGTTATTCTTCCAGAGCTAACAATGGTAGATATTTTAGGAGTAATTGTAGTGTAGTTTGAACCTAATGAATCATATACTTTTAATCCAAATTCGTTCATGATAATTTGCCTAGCTCAACTCTTAGTATGCTTGATGCATCATATACTTTTATTACATCATTAGCACCGTCTAATACTATTTTTCCAGCACTACCAACATTAACTGTAATTGTCAAGCTACCTGCTGTTATCTTATCAGCAGACAAATCGATAATATGAGCATTTTGAATAATTGCATCTTTTATTTGTGCTGATAAAGTTATTACTTCTCCGGCATAAACTTTCCTCGCGGTTATGATTTGATCGCCAAGCATACCTTCTGTAAACTCTATATATTTTACTTCTACAGCTGATGTAAAATTTCCTGCGCCAAAACCATCAACACCTCTTACTTTATAGTACCTAACAGGATGTAAAAAAAACTTAGAAGTTGTATCAGGAGGTGCTACCCAATTATCATCCATAGTAAACTTACCTGTAGCTGTAGCATACGCTGATACTTTTAATTCTTCACCTACTCCTGTACCAGATATTATTTCTATGTAACTTCCTTTCCAATAATCAGGCCCCCAACCGGCTAAATCTAAATCAGTAACGTAATCAGTATTTGCCGCGCCATTATCATCTGACATTCCATTCTGTGAGCTTTCACCTTGTATTGTGCAGTTACGCCCCGGTACTTTACCAAATAATTTTTCTTCTCCAGCCCAAGCATTAGTTTTAGAATAATATACATCATAGTATTCAATATCAGTTGCGGTATCATCAGTCCAGCATAAACGTGCTATATTAAAAACAATATCAGCAGTTAAAGATAATGGGATCGCCGGGGCAGCATTTACCGGAGTTATTTGGGCTGAAGTAATAGAATACTTACCGCTTGAATTTATTGATCTCAACCAATATGTACCCGGAGCTCGGCTAGAAGGAATTAAAACTTTTTTATTTGCTAACCCACGATATATTAAATGTGCATCATCAGTTCCAAAGTTAGCATCTTCATCTCTTATTTCATATCCAGATAAATCAGAATCAGTAACAATTGCCCAAGATAACTCTAAATTTTTACCCCAAGAGGAAGTGAAGCTAGAAACATTAGAAGGATTAGTAGATTTTCCAACTAATGTAATTGGATTTGAGATGCGACCTGTAGATATAATATTCTTTACTGATTGTGTTTTAACTTTAATATTATATGTTTGACCACTATTTAATCCGCTACTTATTCTAAATGTAGTAGCAGATTTATCTGCAATTCCGTATTGAGTATAACTACCTCCTGATTTTGCTAATTCAATAATATAATTGTTTAATAAATCACGATTTGTTGCCGGCGCAGTCCAACTTACGTCAACTACAACTACCCACGTTCCATCAACATTAACCCATCCAGTTTCCGATAAAGCAATATTAGTAACATCTACAACAGCTTCGTATGGGTTAGGAGGATTTCCAGAATCCCAATCATCGAAGGTTGATCCAAAACCATCATCTAATACAGAACTGTTATATGCATTGCATACATATTTAGCCCGCCCAAAATTCGCTTCAGTTATACTCATAATTCTAAACAATGCAGTATCCCAATTAGGTCTTGAATGCGTAACTGAAACAATATCATATTGCTCACAATGCATTGCTTCAATCGTAGATTCAAATTCACACCAAATATCATTTAACTTACCTTCATATAATATTTTATTTGCTTGTCTAGATGCTTGAGATTGTCTTATGATGCCATACATTTCGATTTTGCTTTCTCGTATTCCCCTTATGTCCTGATCTAATTCATCTTCTGCCCATGCTATTCTTTTAGGGTTCTTTATTTCTAACGGAGATATCCATTCTACTCCTATTTTATTATGTATTTCGTCTGACTTTCCATACCCATAATTAAATGTATCGTTATCTATATTATCCTCAGTAAATGCCATTACTGATGTTTCACCTGATTTTTCATATACTATTTTATAAGTTGCACCACTGCGTATCAATTGTGCATTGCAAGTAATTAACATTTTTGCTAAGTTATCTAATGCTGAATGTTTTGTATCAAGAGCAATAGTTAATTCATATCTTTCTTCTGTTCCGCCAGAACCATTGCTCACACCTTCAGCACAGTGCTCGTAAAAATCACCAAAGCTATCATCATCAATGAAGCTTGATGAAACTCCACACCCACCAAGCACTACACTTAAGCCCATATAATCACGAATTATAGCGGATGGATTTTTAGAAAATGCTTTAGAAGCAGTCCATTGATGTATTCCAGCATCCCAAAGAGCAACTTTCTTTCCTGTTATTTTAGCGCCTAATGTTGGGTTACTACTGACATCATCTCCGGCAGTTATTGTTGCGGCAACATAGCATACATCTCTTAATCCTTTAACTGTTGCGGATCCTCTTGCATCAACAGTTTGTGTAGAAGTTCCTGTGTATGCTGTATAACTACATCCAGATAAAGTTGCTATATCTTTTTCATCAATAATAATATTACTTACTGAACTCACTTCACCTATACAAAAACCGATGAATCTTTGTACAGTAGTCCCGGGTTCAGACTGCCATATTATATTTCCTCCAACGAGTATTGGGCCTCCATAAATTATTGGAACAATTCCTTCATTAGAAAAAGTGTTTTCTATACTTCGCGATGTATATTTTGAACCTGATGCACCTAACTTATCTGCTTTACTTCCAGAAGCTAATGAGTAAGCAATAGACGCTACGGTGAAAGCAGTTATAAAAGGATGAACCCATGCATAATCAACTATCATAACACCTATCGACCAAATTGCGGCTCCTATTGCGCCGCCTACTACTCCGGCATAAGCGTATGTAACGATGAAAAACTGAAAAAATGCAAATAGTAAAAGTATTTTTTTAATCATTTGGTCTATATATTAATGATATAAATTCTTTTAAATATCTTAATCTAGTAAGACACGATCCAACAACTCCGTCCATATGTAATATTTGTTTATTATTAATGCATACTCCTAATGATCCTACTTGTTTATGATTATCGATGACAACAATATCTCCTTCATCAATATCATTTATATCTACTATATCAGCAAAAGTATTTAAAACAGATGCCATTCTATTCTTATCTTTTTTTTGATTTCTAAATATTATATTTTTTCCGTCAGTAAATGGTAACTCTTTGTTCTTAACATATTTATAATATAAATAAACAATTCCTCTACAATCACAAAATTTAAAGTCTTTATGATTTAATTTAAAAGGGATGCCAATAAGTTTATTTAAATCTATCATTTTGTTAAAGGTATTGTATGGAATCCATGATAATTAATAGTATTAGAAAATATTGTATCACAAGAATTTAATGTTTTATCACAGCCACGATATACTGCAAATGCATCAGTAGCAGTTGGAGCAACGTCTAAAGCATAATCTAATGTTAATGTATGCGTAGATGAAACAAAATCTAATATCTTTCTCGATGAACCATTATTGTTTCCTGAAGTAAATGTAATTATACCCCAGTTCCAATAATCATCTGCTTGGTCTAAATTAACAGTATCTATAATAGTAGTAGTTGTTCCGCCTGTAACTGCACCTATTACTTTATTAGCTACTGCATCTTTATCTATTTGACAATAGCTATCTCCAAATCTTGCATTACATTCAATTTGGTAGGGCCACCCAGTTTCAAAACTTAATGACCCTAAAACGGGGGTACAGTTTGCAGCCATTTTTTTTCTAGAAAAAGATACATTCTGGATAAAGCCATCAAAAACTATTTTAGCATCTAAGTAAGAACTTAAATGATCTCTGAATATTAGCCTTGTAACAATTCGTTTATTTCTTAAATCATGAGCTGCTGCATAAACAGACATTGCTTTTGTGACATTATCTATTTGGTATCCAACACGCTCTATCTCGCCATGTGTACTTTTTTTCATTGCACTTCTTGACACGCCTACAGGAGTATATTGTTGTGATGTATGGCTAAGGTAATTAAAAAAATATAATGGAAAATAGAAGTTAATGAAATGAAGGGTATTAGAATCTTCGGCAGTTTGCGAACCTAAATAAATGTCATGTATCTCTACCGGCTTATGTTGCAGTTGATTCTTAATAGCTATTAACGTTGCAGATAAACTCAACATTTTAAACCCCCTTAACCGCTAGAGCTACTTGATGAACTAAAGCTACTTGAGCTGAAAGAACTGCTTGAACTAAATGAGCTACTTGATGAACTAGAACTACTTGAGCTGAAAGAACTGCTTGAACTAAATGAGCTACTACTTGATGATGAACTAGAAGAATCACTACTGCTTGATGATGAACTAGAATTACTTGAACTTGATGAGCTCGAAGAACTTGATGAAAGAGAAGATGAACTCGATGAGCTAGATGAGCTAGAACTTGAGCTAGATGAGCTAGAACTTGAGCTAGATGAGCTTGAAGAAGATCTACTTGAACTAGACGATGAGCTGGAACTCATTGAACTAGAAGAACTAGAAGAACTAAAGTTTCCTTCAGGAGGATTATAAGAACTCCACCTAATCTCTTTTAAATTAATACCGGAATGCAATAACTGATACGCGGCTAATTCTCTAGTTAATTTATCATCAGTAAACCTAACTTTAAAATAATATTCATAAGAAAGTAATATCGCGCCACTTGCCGGAATAGGATTGAATGTTATATATGATTTTTCAGTGGTAAAATTATTGCTTAAAGTGTAGTTTGTATTAGCAACGCCACCAACAGTACAAGAACTATTTGCAGAAACATCAACAGGAAAATTATGAAGTAAAAAAGCGGCTGTTACTCCATCAGCTGACCCTAATGCTTCATCTGTTATTTGATACTCGGTAAGAATTTTTAATAAAAAATAATCATAAGCGCCTAACCTTGCAATATAAAAATCCCAAATTACATTCATTGCTGTTTGGGTTAGGAATTTACAAGTAAGGTTATAATCTCTTAATCCATGATCCCATAAAGCATCGCGTTGTTCTATGCCACTTTCAGAATCACTTATATTGGTATTAAAACTTATAGTTTCTTTTAAACCAAATTCAGGTGTTAATGTTAGTATATTAGTATTAGCCATATTTTTGTGTAATTCCTCTTAATGATTGATTATCCATTATGCTTCTTCCGGAAGCATTTGCATAAATATCTCCGTTCTGCTGTAACCTTTCTCTGAATGATCGTTCATCAATAGTTTGAATATAATAATTATTTACTACTCCGCCGCCGCCGCCGGAACCTTCTCCGCGATTAAGCTTATTCAAATTATCTACACCTAAATTGCCCATTGCTCTTCGGTTTAATACACCCTCACCCTCAAGTAATGTTGCGGGAACTTCTCCTCCAGAATGAAACTTCTTTCGATACCCAAAACTATTTTTTGAATCCATAATATACCCACCAGAATGAGCGCGTGCAGTTCCTGCATTAATAACGGCACCAACAACCCCTCCTGAATATCCTAATAGCCCAGCTGCTTTTTGCCATATTGACATTATTATTAAATTAGCAATAATATCTGTAATAGTTTTTAACATTGCATCACCAAATGACACTAATACATCTTTTAATGATTCAAAATCTCCTTTGATAACCTTAAAAAAACCATCAGACATAGAATTACGCATATTAACAGCAAATGATTTCGTCATTACTTCCATAGCATCGTATTGATCTTTGGCATCTGTTAACGCAAGCTTTCGTAATTTTGTTACTTTAGCTTGATACCATTCCTCTATCTCTAATTTTCTAGCTGCATTATCTTCAAATACTTTTAGGTATAAAGCATACTCTTGATTTAATTGTTCTATTTGATAATCAGCTCGAGTTCTTTGAAATATTGAATATGTATCTGCCCATTCTTTTTGTGTTGCCATTTTAGCTTGTTCTGCTTCTATTATTTTACCTTGTTCTTTAAGTCTAATTGAATCCATAAATGATTGAATTTCTAACTGTGTTTTTCTTGTTATCAAAGCAAGTCTTTCTTGTTGTTTCTCTGCAATCTTATTTGTAAGATTATCAGGTTTCATGAATAAGAAATTTTTCCCACTTATATTCTTGCTAGTTTTAATTAAAATTTGTAACGATTTATCAACTTTGCTTATTTCTTTATCTAATACCATCATTGCAGTAGAAGCATTTTTACCAGACCACGTATCAAACATATCTTTCATTATTTTCATACCAGCCTGCAAATGAAATGTTTTATTAAGAAAAAAACCTAAAGCTTCTTTTGCATCACTCCAAGCGTTAGCCATCTGCGCTACGCTACCTGCATAACTTTTTATATCTCTTTGAGCTCTTCCAGCCATCTTTCCTTCTATCAATCCAAGAACCATTTCAAATTGTTTGGCTACAGACATGCTTTTAGGTATAGTAACTCCGAACAACCTAGATATTTGCATTGTATATCCAACAGCACTTTTTGCTATTAGCTCACCCGCTTCTGATAGGCTTCTTCCGGACCCTGCTGCAAAATCTACAACAGCTTGGGTTGCTCTTTTTAATTTAGAAGGTACAACTCCGCCTACAGTAATTAATTTTTCCATTACTTCCAATATTGCTTCATCACCGTATCTAGTTGTTTCTTGAAAAGCAGCAGACAATTCTTTAAGATTATTTTGCATAAATTTAGAAGCAGTACCTTGGATTTCCATAGCAAAGCTAAGACGCTTTACAGCATCTTCTTGTATCATCATAGCTTTGGTAGCTGATTTAAAAAGATTGATTAATGGTCCTAAAGCAAACATCCAAACAAGTATTATGTTACGCATAGAACCAATAGATCCTATTAGCTTACCTATTTGAGCGTTGTGGAATCTTGAAAACCTTCCTGCTTTTTCATGTCCTTGCGCCATTTTATCTAAAGCCATAGCAGTTTCAGCCCCAGTTTTTTGAAATTGGACTCCTACCTTCTTCATGGAATTAATCATTGCTGCATTAGCTTTTATGACTTTACCAGAAGCTTTATCAACAAATGTTGCTCTAACTGTAAAATTTTGATCGCCTACTGCCATATTACACCTTATGTTTACTGTTCATTACTTTTATCTCAGCTGATTCTAAAATGTCGAATATATCTAATAGTTTTGCTGGTTGCTGTGCAACACTACCGGGGAAAGGTAACAATCCTTTTTTATAATATTCATAATATTTTATATACGTTTTTACCTCTGGTGGTAGCATTTTTGCTATGCACCTATCCGCTGGCTTACCATCTATTAAATATGGCTGAATTGGTTTGCCATTACACCCACGAAATTTCTTTTGATGTTCATTACAATCGTGGCAATTAAGGCCTAAGCTTGACACCTCAACTGCCAATATTAGTTTTTTTCTAAATCTTCACCAACCTCGTTTTCACCCCAAATTATTGCGGCTAATTCATTTATTACAAATAAAGGAATTGCTCTCATAGTTTCATCAGCAACAACTTCAATTTCAATATTGAAAACTTTTTCTTTTTTTGTTTTAAACTCTAATTCTTTTCCATTGATCTTGAAGTTTTTAAATCCTTTTAATCCATATTTTAAGATAGTAAAATTATTTTGTGTATAATCAATATCTCCTTGAACGTAAACTGGTTTATCATCTTTTATCTCAATTTTACCAAAGCTTGAAATAAACTTTGATTTCATAATAGAGTCTAATGGACCTATTAACCAAATTGTAGGATTTACTTTATCCTTTTCTAATGTGTATTCTTTTGTCATTCCGACACTGATTGGATCTACCACGACACCCTCCTTTAATAACTATAGGTTGATTTAGTTCTTTTAGCTTTTTCTTTTCTCTCTTTCATCCATCGTCTAAATCTTTCTTTAGACCATTGCCTAGATTTTGCATCAAATCCTAAAAACGCTCTTATTATAGGGTATATTTCCTGATGAATATACCCTACTAAATCTCTTTTTGGTTTACCTCTAGGAATTATACCAACTTCAAATGCATTTTTACTTCTTTGATAAACATGAATTGCACGATACATAATTCCTTTTCTATACAATGCTCTTGTAGGATAGTCACTTCCTTCTCTTCTTTTATCTTTAATTGTTTTTACTGATAAACCTTTAAATGCGTGTCCTTTAATGCTAGTTTGTGTGCGTATATTCCTTCTTGAACTTTCAGCAATTTTTCTAGCAACTTGACCTAATGGAATAGATGCATCACTATAATCAGGATTAGAAACATCAATATCTATTCTGCATTTAAAACTACTAGGCATTCATATCCTTTTAAGCACTCTCACTACTAGAACTTGACGAACTAGAACTGCTTGAACTATTTGAACTACTTGAGCTAGATGAACTAGATGATGTTCCCATAGTAATTGTTATCTCATCATTACCCGCGTCTGAATTCTTACAAATTTCGCAAGTAGCACTTAACGCCGCAATACCACTTCTATCAGCTTCTTTTAATCCTGTGTACCTTACTGCCGGCAATGAAAAAGTAATATTATTTCCATTGCTATCATTCATATTAATCACTACAGCCATTGTAGAACGAGAAAGTATCTTTGAATAAAAATCATGGCTAGCAATAGAAACTAATTCAGGGTCAAATGACATTTGTGGATTTCTACCAACTATTTTAGCATAATCAATACCAGATGAATCTTGAGGTCTAGGAGATATAACAACTTCATTCTGCATATCAATTTCTAAAGTATCCATTACTAAACTATCACTGTCAATAGTAACAGTTGCACCCATAAAAATTAAAGGAACTTGTTCCGGGTATGTAGGAGTTAACAGTGCAGTATCGCTATGTTCGTAATATTTACCTTCCATTGCAAATTCACAAAAAACAGGTTCACCAACTTTAAACTGAAATTTAACATTACCGGCACAACCTGACATTGTTTTTCTTATTCCATCTAAGTATTTAGCTACTGTACAGGTAACAAAACTACTTGATACAGGAACATAAATATTAGATGTTCCAACTGAAAGGCTTTCTGACAATCCACAAGAACGAAGAAACGGCGTTAGTGGTAGTGTTGTTCCTTTTGATCCGGATATTGGCCCCATTAACTCAGCTTTAAAAGCAAGCGACATTTTCCTTGCACCAGGCTCAGAAGCAAACCTAGACATATGCTTCACAACAGGATTTCTTTTATACTGTTCAAAATCAGCATCTAACACTGGCTCATATGACAGTATTGTAGCTTGTGCTGCTGCTAATGTTTCTGCTGTTCCACTAATAGTTTCTACTTTTCCTGCTAATTGAGCAACTCTTGATATTTTAGCCATTTTCTTTCCCTCCTTTAAATAATTCTATCATCAATATTAATTGTTATATCGCATTTATGACATAAAACTGCACCTAACATTACCATTGAAAACTCTCCGGTAATAGGAATATGCACGATATTTGCTGTTCCGCCTAATGTTGGATCACTGATAAAACTAGCACAAATAGTTTCAATAAGGTCTTGAAATGTTTTTTCTGTGGCTAATTCATCATAAAAAGAATAGAAACCACTAATTATAAAAGTATTATTTACATCTTCAACATCACCTGACCCCCCATGCCCAATCCTTTCAAAAGAAGTCCTTTCTATTTCCCAAGTGTTTACTTTAGAATCCTTAACAAACAAGGTATTATATGTAGTAAGGTCGCTACAGAAACGTTTATAATCATAAACATTTTCTACACCTGATATTGCTTCAAGCTTAGTTTTTATTTGTGTTCTAATTAATGCTAATGACATGCATAATAAAGCGGAAGGATAGATGTAAAAATCACCATATGTTCATCTATCTCCGCCTTCTCCTAAATCTCTTTGCTTGGGGAATTATCGCCATCTAATAGGATGTGTTAACATATCTTCTTTCCATGAGTATTCCATGTCAAGATCTTTAACCGCAATCCCAGCAGAGGCCGCACCTGAATTCTTAGATTCTATACCTAGACCCATTAATGAATTATAAACTGACATCTTCTCTTTTGCTAAGGATGCATAAAGATCAGATTTCCGTTGATAATCAATAACATCAGCTTCGATAGTAGAATCAGTAGTTTGTGCAAATTTAGCCGCGAGAGCCCAAAAACAAAGAGCGGCAGTTAGATTAGTAACTGCCTCTATATAACTATCATTTATAGTACAAGTTTCCTCATTTAATATTTGAGGTAACGCATATTCATATTTTAATATTTTACCATTCGCAGGGATGAAACTTAAAATGCGAATATAAGTAGTCATCACACTCTCAACGTTCTTTTTAAAGAACTTCCAATCTATCTGTTCAAGATAACTAGGATTTTGATAATCATCAGCTGGATATTCAATCTGTCCAATAATATAAGAAGTACCTTCTACCCAATCGCTAGGAAGAGCAAAATCATAAGAAGAACCATCTCCTGTTGATTCTTTTATCTTAGTGTTTGGTTTATCTTTAGAAAAGATTACTACAGATTGCGTTAAAATACGATACTTATCATCAGGTTGCAGTTTTTCAGCATCATCCTGTAGTGCAGTTTCTAATCGTGTTAAATAATCTTCTCTAGTATAAGACACAATACCCCCTTAAGAAGAACTCGAACTCGACGAAGAAGAACTCGACGAAGAAGAACTCGACGAAGAAGAACTCGACGAAGAAGAACTCGAGCTATATGAACTCGAACTAGAACTAGAACTCGAACTAGAATAAGTATTTGTATTAGGAACTACTTTACCAGTTAGCTGATGTTTTCTTCGTTCATTCATAATAAAATTGCAGTCATTTTCAACAACGTTGAACAATCCACATGCAATATTCTCACAAACAATTCCTGCACCGGCATTATTTTTAAAAGGGCATTTATAAGCGGGATATGCCATTATCTATCTCCTTTAGTAACCCTTGGCGGAGTTTACCGCCAAGGGTAGGTTTAACTTTTAACTAGATTCGCTTGAGCTCGAACTAGATGAGCTAGAACTACTTGAGTTTGATGAGCTTGAGCTTGAGCTTGAGCTACTTGAGCTACTTGAGCTTGAGCTACTCGAGCTTAATGAACTACTTGATGAACTTAATGAGCTACTTGAGCTACTTGATGAACTTGATGAGCTACTGGAAAAAGATGATGAACTGGATGATGAACTAGAAGTATTTCCAGCTACAGTTACATTTAATGCGTACCAATAACTGCCGTCACACCAAAACTCAGCAGATTCATACTTTCCTATATTAGCAGTATCATAACTAGCTCCCCCACCACCAAATCCGGCAGCAACATATACAATGCCTTGATCAGATGTATTAACATAAACACTAGCGCCTTTTAAACTATCACTAGCGGCAGGTAAAGTTAGTGTATTTCCTGAAGTTAATTTAACAAATAAAGATCCACTTCTTTCAACATCATTCTCTGTCAGAGAGTAATCTGCGGATTTACTTAGGGTTGTACCCCTACGGTTAGCGACACTATATTTATATCTGGTAGGTTTTGGCATAATTGTCCTCCTTTATTTTAGCTAGCACCAACCGCATTAGATAATGCGTACCAATAACTGCCGTCACACCAAAACTCTATAGTATTATATGCTCCTACGGTTACAGTATCATAACTAGCACCACCACCACCAAAACCAGCAACAACAGCTACTTTAGATGAACCGCTACTTCCAAAAACATATACACTTGTACCTTTTAAATTTCCACTAGCGGCAGGCAATGTTAACTTATGACCATCAACTTTAAAAAACTGACCGGATCTTAAAATATCATTTTCTAATATTGTATAATCTGCTGTTTTAGAGAGAACAGTACCTCTTTCATTTGCTACTCCATATTTATATCTTGTGAATTTCATTTAAAAAATCCTCCTTAATATTAGGTATTTTCCAACCTAACAGCTGTGTCGGGAGATTTCTCCCCCGACCATCGCCATTAATTCGGTTATTAAGTTACAATCGCCCCTGCAAACGCTCTGAAATCAACAACTGCTCCGCCGTATTCATGACGAACTTTGTAGCGGATCGTATCATAGGTAAATACGTTTCCGACAGTAGGTTGATCTTGAACCAAAATTTCTGGTTCTTCTTTACCATTTAAAAACCCTATTTCTATTCCTTCTACGTCAGAAATCTTAGATGAAATATAGTAATTATTTTCATCACCACGTAAGAATGGGCTTTGTTCTACTTCAAACTGATTTCTCAGTGTATTAATTCCACCTTCAGCATTCTCTGGATGTTTTTCTGATTTCTGTAATGCCAATGCAGTACCATTCAAAGCACGAGGTACCCATAGGATAGGTTTCTCTAATGCTAAGAACTGAGTAACTTTTCTTACATCAACTGCAACTAAATGCTGAGCATCAGTTGTTCCAAACATTCCTCTTGCAATAGTCAATGCATCAGTAGATACTGAATCTACACGAACAATTTCTCCGTCTAGCCAGGCATAATCTCCGGCTTTGAAATACTGACCAGTTCCAGCAGTAACATCTAATGTTGTAGCAGCTGCTTCTAATTGTGTTGCCACGTCAGTTTTATATCCTAACTCACACTGATACCACATATCATTAAGCAAGTCCTGAAGATTATCGTAACCTAATGCACCTGTGCGATAATTCTTATGAGATGCAATGTAAAGAACTGCACTATCATAAATAGTAGCAGTATTGATTCCAGAAGCTCCATACCCTAACATTAAATCAAACGCAAATTGATTCAAAGTATATCCAGCTGCTTTCCCAACTCTTTTAGGAATTCCTGTCAATACTTTCAAATCATCATCAATGATTGATCTTCTTGTTACTGTGATTACTCCACCTTTAGTCATCACAGCGTATGTTGCCTCGGTATCGCCAGGGAACCCTAATTCAGGGTATGTAGGAGTTGCACTATCTATTGGTGTTCCGGCAACTGTTCTAGCTGCTTGCACTGTAGGAAGCACTCCAAAACCACCCCATTGAATTCTTTCCTGTAATTTAAAATCTTTGATAGGTGTTGACACTGCTATCTTTTTCCATAGTTCAGGTATTGCTCTATATTCAGGAAGCATTCTTCTTTGCATAGAATAACCTAAAGCGTAGGAAAATGTAGTGTTATCATCAACAACTGATTCGCTTAATCTAGACAATGCACGAGGTCCTAATCTTCCGGATACTTCTGCATCATCAGTAAAAGCAACATAAGCTTCTTTTAATGATCTAAAACCATCAATATCTTTGTACTTATCTTTATCTACGTCACTAGGTTTGTAACCTAACATTAAATCCATAGATGCTTGAACGCGGGTGATAGGATCTCTTTTCACAAAAGAGCCGTCAAAATCACCACCAAAATCAATAACTGCTTTGCTTTCAACTAATTTTGCCAATGTATCACGCTCTGCTTTAACAGATTCTTTTATCTCTGATTCTTTAAACACCTTGTTTTTAAAGGAATTACGAATTTTATGTTTGATTACTTCTGGCAAGTTGCTTTCAGATAAAGCAACTTCTAATAGCTCTTTGCATTCTCTAATAGCTAGTTTGCTATTTATAGCATCTAATTTAGATTCTAAATCTTTATTTTTATTCTCTAAATCTTCTTGTTTCTTTGCTTCTTTTGCAGCAGCATCTTGTTCCACTTTTAGCAAAGCTTTCTTTTTCTTTAAATCTCCGGGGCTTAATGTTTTATCATCAGCATTAAGCAAATCATTATCTGACATTTTTTGTTCATTTGTTATAGCATTAAGTAAAGCTTCTGCTTCCTCATATTTCTTGTCTTTCATTTTACCGACAATCTCTTCAAGGTTATCAGCCTTGTCTGAATTTTTCTCTTTAGCTTCTTTAGCTAATGATTCAAAAATACTTACTACTTCTTCTTCTGTGATATTAGCGATATCTACGCTTTCTAATATCTTCGAATTAAACCTTTTCAACGATTCGATAATCTTCTTAAACATCTGTTCCATACCTCCTTTTGTATTGAAACTTTCAATTATTTTTAGTAACCCGCCGCCCGCCGCAGGCTGAGTCACGAAATCGGTACTGAAAACCTTACTTATTCCATTGACAACTGTTATCGGTTGCCCATTCATCATACGCACGCTTGACGGCCCCTCAGCATTTATGGAAAGTCCAAGTAGGTTTTTTAATCCTTTTTTCCAAGCATTTGTAAGCATTTGCTTCAAATCTTTAACTCTTGAGTTTTTTTCTAATAAGTGTAAAGATGCAGTTAAACCAGCGACTTCTCTACCTTCAACCTTAACTGTTTCAAACTTCACATTATCAAGGTAGCCGGCTGTTTGTAGAGGAAATCCTTCCGGACACATCTTTTCAACGGATAAAGGTATGTGGTCAAAATGCTTGTCTTTCCACTCATAAAAACAAACTTTTGATTTTTCAAATAAAGGAATAGATTTTTGGAGGGCTTCCTTTGTATAGTATTTGCCGTTTTTCGACAGTCCTTCTTCGATCACCATTACTTTCCACTTATCGCCAGAAGAACTACTTTCTAAGAATGAAGCAATATGTAAATGATTATATTTCATTAAATTATCACACCTGATAACTCTTTAGTTATCCTATTGATAATGTCAGCTCTTGTTTCTTTCTTATCCGGGCTACTAGCAGGTTCAAACGCAGTATATTCTATACTATGTTTTTTTAACCATTCTTTAGCTTCAGTATGAGTGAATTGGTGTTTTCCAAATCGATAAGATTGAACCTTCATAGGAGAGTTAGAATCTCCTTTAGATTTTTGCATTACTATGCTTATACCAGAAGCAATTGATTTACGAGCAAAAATACCAGAGTTCTGTGGTAATGGTTCTGCGACCCGACAGGTGTGTTCAGTTGGATAAGGCATTTTACCTCCTGTGAATAAACTGTTAAAAACCTATACACTTAAAATATAGTCTTATTTTTTATAAATGTCAAGGAAAAAATGATTTATTTTTTCAAAACCCAAAAGTCTGAGTTCTCATTTTCTCTCTTAGCTGTAAAAATACCTTTAATTTTTTTACCAGAAAACTCTATTATTTTCTCTAACTCTGTGCTTTCAAGAATAGATATATTTCCTCTATCTATTACTTTAATCCAAGAAAGCATATCAGTAATATTAAAATCACTATGAGGTAACATAAATGATATTCCCTCTGAAAGTTTCCTAACAGAGTATTCTGAAGGTTTTATATAAAAAGTTGATTCTTTGAATTCATCTTCGATCAAACTTTTATTTTCAGACAAATGAATATCTATTCCTAAATCAGTAGAAACAGTAAAATTATCTATCTTATCATTTTTGTTTCTCCACCATTGATTATAAAAAGTAAAGTTACCTATCTTCTTTTCTGCTTCTTTCATTTTTATATTAAACTTATATCCGCGATAATCAACATTGCTGTCTTTTAATTCTTTTAATGTTTTAAATGATTGTTCAGATTTATCAGGTTGCACAACAGTATATTTATACTCTGTGTATTTATCAAACAACTCTAAAGCAAACGGAGAAAGCTTTTCTGGATGGAAATCAGTAATACCAGATTCTATGATGTCAGATACACAACCACGAAATGAACTCTTTAACTGCTCGAATGTTTTATCAACATCATCACCTCTTCTTTTAGCCGCATATAACTTTAGTATATCTTTTAAATCATCAACTAAAGATTCTTTGTTATCAACTTTTCCTATCATTGGTGTTCCGCACTTAGGACATTTACTTTCATTACAAGGAGTTCCTCTGTTATGTTTAATTTCTTCTTTACACTTAGGGCAAACACAAACATCTGTTCCAGCATCACCTTGTCTAGGACCACCAACGCCTAATCCTAATCCACGTACTTCCGATAACCTTAGGTTATCAACAAAGTCAACTATTGATTCCTTTATATCATCATCTATTTCAGATTCTAAATAAGTTGAGTTCTCTTTTATTGGATAATTAGAAACCATTAATTCTGATTTCCTAGCCATATGACCTGCTGATGGTGCAGCAATATTATATTGAGAAAGTATCTTTCTATCATACTTTGATTCTTTCCAACCGTCACAAACTTCATACGTAACCATCCACTTACCCGGAACAGTTTTTGTAAATGATTCAAATTCATTTTGTGTCGGACACCACTTCCAATCCATCTTAGCTGACGGATAAGGAGGATCCATAAAAGTAAAAGATTCTTTGTTCGCATATTTTTTAATAAAATCTCTGTAATCCATATTTTCTATTGTTACGTCTTGCAGACGTTCTTTTATCTTTAGCATTCGTGTAGTTACTTTCATAACATCACCTTCAGATCTATTATCAAAGGAACTCATCTGACCTGCATCTGAAGCTCCTTTGATATAAACATAACGATAGAACTGATAAACAGGGTCGTTATGCTGACTACTTTCTTTCCACTCAGGAAGCAATTTATTAAATGTATCTTTAGATGTTTTCCAATCAAGCTTATTTAATGATTCAACTTGTTGTTCTGTTATGTCTTTCATAAACTTAAAACAAGAAGCAATATCACTATCTCTATCGTTTATAAATTCTTCTTCACTTCTCTTTTTTCTGAACAATATAGATCCACCACCAATAAATGATTCAACGTATCTTTTATGTTCTGGAAACAATCTTATTAGTTTCCCGGCAACAAAAAATTTACCACCGGGAGAACCAAACGCAGGCTTTACACCTTCCATAAAGTTATCGTTTTTAGAAACGATGTCTATTTTATCTAAAGAGAAATCTTCTAACAAAGCAATCAAAAACCCTTTATTCTTCATTTGTCGCTACTCCTTTTTCTTCTTCTTTCTTATTATCATCAGCATCACTATCTACATTATCATCAGCCTCACTATCTACATCTACACCTAATTGTGATATTACTGCATTAATAATAGTTTTAGCCTTCTTATCACTAACCCATTTTTTATCAGATGCTTGAACCAATCCAGATATTAATCCTGACATAGCTTCAGCAGTTCCTTTGCTGCTATCTCTAGAAACTATTGGAGAAGGAATAACTTTAAAAGTCTTATCAACACCCTCTTTTAATACACCAGCTATTATTGCTTGGTCAATGACAAAATCAAACATCCGCTTAATTAGAAACTTTATTTTTTTCTGTTTAGTCTTTAAATTTTTAAGAGTAGGAAGCGACATTTCCATAGCTGTTGCACGTGTAGTTTTATCACCTTCAGCAAACCAATGCCCCGGGAATCCAGCACCACCTAAAATCTGGTTCTTAAATAAGGCTGCTTCACCTGATGCATCAGCTGATTCTAATTTAGGTGTTTCTGACTTCCAGGTGATTTTTTCATTATGAGCTCTTATAGAGCCAGGTCTAGGCGGCGCTAATTTTTTTACAAATTCTTGAAGCTCTGATTCATTCATTCCTTCACAAGCAACATCCCAAATAAACGAATTCAACAAGAATGCTCTTTCTAACCTTGTAAAAAGAAATTGATCATATCCATCTAGCCAATCAGCTAATCTTAATAACACACTTCTACCGCGCGTTGCTGAACTTACTTTATTTATTGTAAAGTAAAAACAATCTCCAACTAACTTCCCATATGTTTTTGACCTAAGATTTCTATCAACATTTATTATACTCATTTCTTGTTCTTTAGAAGAACCACTTAATCTTTTCCATATTAATGATTTTTGTATCTTTGGATTATTTCTATCTTTTCTAATTTTTAAAATTGTCTTTGGATCTATATACCCTAGCTTAACTGCACCGTTAGCTGAATTAACCCAAGTCGGTAAACATAACTCACCAAACAAATATAGTTCAACAACATTAACATTCATTTCTTCATCAAGGTTATTATCCGGATCGTTCCAAAAATTATCGATAACTTCTTTTACATTAGGATCTTTGACTGAATAAGTAAATCCGTCACCAATAACAAAATCTTCTATAATCTCGATAATCCTGCCTGCCATAGGATTGCTATCATATAAATAGAACGCAATATCCTGCATTCTATTCTGTGTAAGGAGGCTCAAATCCCTGAGTGAATTAGATGTCAAAGAACGCCATTGAGCATCTTCACCAGTACCCCCTACCATTGGGTATGATTCAGCTATTCTTCTCTGTAACTCTATTGACCTTTTTTTACGTTCTTTAAAATTCAATATAACATTACTTGAATCTTGTTCTGGTTGATCTTTCTTTCTTTTCATAATATATGGCTCCTTCTTGCTATTCTTCTATCACCAATAACGCTGGAAACAGAAGTTCCTTTAAACATATTTCTTCCAATTCTTCTAACAAAATTCCCTTCATTATCTCTAATATCATCCCCGGGGTCTAAACTAACAACTACGCCTGATGCTTTTGTTACAGGAAATAAATAATTTATTCCATACTCAACAGCATTAACAGCATGAGTAAATTTATTATCTATATGATCTTCCCTAGATTTATTAAGCGTAACCCCATTGATACATTGTGCAAAGTTTAAGCAAGTCGGTTCATTTGATATATTAAATTGTGGTCGTCCATTAATATATCTTTTAAGGCAAGTTCTTACACACTTCATCTTTTCATAATTAGAAAGTTCTCTAGATTTAATTAATATTTGATTATTAGATACTGTTTTCCAATCGCTGATTACACTTGTCTTGGTAACTCTATTTCTTTTGTTTCCTGACTTATCACCTATAAATATTATATCCTTAATCTCTCCTGAATATCTAATAGCATCTAAACACTTTTTAAATTCTTGATATAATTCGGTAGTTAACTTATCTCTATATATTTTATAATAGATTATAAATAATCTATCTTCAAAATCTTTTTGTGCAAATACAAATGGCTCACCGTCAAGACCAAAATCCATAAAGCAATATAATTTTGATTTTGGATTAAGATATACTTTATGACTTAATAAATGTAATTTCTTATCATACTCTGGATAAGAACGATTTGTTAAAGCCTTATCGTACTGACGTAATATTTCTTGTGCTATTTCCTGTTCACTCATAGAAGCAGTTTTTTTATCATACCAACCTTGTGTATGGTCTGGGTTTAAATTCCAGTCAAAACCAAGTTTAACAAATCCAGAGTTTTTCATATCTTTTACTTCCGCAAATTTATTATTCACACTTTCTTTCGGAGGTGTAGAATTTAAGCATAACGTATTTGTAGCATTCCTTAATCCTTTATACATTTCATCTAAGCAATCAACAAAAGCTGCTTCATCAACTAATATAAATTTATATTGCGTATCCCTTCCGGCTTTAGGATTAGCTGATTCACCCTTTATAACAGAATTCATTAAAGGAACTGAAAAAACTAAAAAAGGATTATGTACCTTTGGTTTAATGAACGGAGGAAGCCGTTGATACATAAATGCCAACCTACCATGCAAAGAATGAAAAGTATTACCGTTATCTTGCACTTCTGATTCTTTTCTAGAAATATTTAATGCGGTAAATCCTTTAGTGTAACAAACTTGATGTAATTCCCACCCCATAACTGACCAAGAAATACCCATATCTCTGCATTTATCAATAAATACATCTTCATACTTATCTAACTGATTGATTAATTTAATTTGATAATCACGTAAAGTAAATGGGAGAATCGATGGCGTTTTACGAGTATCTATCGTCCATACATAATTATTAAACCAATAAACCTTATCTTCTACACAACGCCTATACTCACTAAACTGCCACTTTTTTGCATCCTTTGGAGATCGTGTAGCAATTTCTTTTTTCCAATCAATTCTTTCTGTATTATGTATCATCACTTGCATCTTGCATTATCTCCTCTGCAGTTAAGATCTTTCTTTCTTCTGTTTTTTGAGTTACTCCACCAGAAAGAAATACTTCTAACCTAGCTAATCGTTCAAAATCTTTCATTGTTGTTTTATCCATTAGTTTGCTAGTGATTTTTCCTTCACCGTTACATGCTTGGCATAAATCCTTCTGACCAGTTTTACCATTTAATTGTGTTCCTTCTCCTTTACAACATTTACATTCTTTATCTTTTATTCTATCTTCTATATTATCTAATGTTTCCCTAATAATGTACAGCATCTTTGTCCTACGTTCCTCAAGCAAAACATTAAATTTCTCTGATATTCTATCCTGAAACATAGTAAGTCGCCATTGAAGTGGTTTTATTCCGCGTTTGCTATCTCCTTTATTAAAGTATTTCCTTGCAGTTTCAAAACATATCTTTGTATTCTTAGCTGCTTGTTTTAATGAAATACCTTCAGCTAAATGGCTAAACAACTCATCAATCTTTTCTTGAGGTAAAGAATACCTATATCCATATCCTTCTTTCTTATCCTTATTGAATCTTAAATTTTCTAATGATTTTGGATTTACCATATTAATGCGCCTCTTTCTTTTTTACTAAAAATTCTATTGTTCCTGTACGTTTATCTGCCCCTGAATTAAATGTTGCGTAAAAAAATAACGCAAATGATCCTACTATCAATGGAGTGTATTTATATCTTATTTGTGTGCCGGCAATCGTAGCTGTTGTTTCAGCTAACACTGCAGTAGTAGAACCAACCTTCCATATTTGAACTTTGGCGCTATTAGTGTCCGGTGTTTGCGCTTCACCAACAATCTCGAATGATCCGCGGAATGTTACATCATCCGCAACGTAATATAAGTTTTTTCTGTTTGGCATACTATATCTCCTTGTTATTGTTCATCAAATTTATAATTATATGTTTTATTATCAAATTTATAATTGCTTGTATCATCTTTAAATTCATAATCATATGTTTTATTAACAAAATCAACTTGATATGGTAATGATGAAGCCGAGCTTGATGAACTAGAAGAACTTGAGCTTGATAATGAACTTGAACTGCTTGAACTACTTGAAGAACTAAAAGAACTTGAACTACTTGATGAGCTTGAACTGCTTGAACTGCTAGATGAGCTAGAGCTACTTGATGAGCTAGAGCTACTTGAACTGAATGAACTGCTTGATGAACTAGAACTACTTGAACTGCTTGAACTGCTAGATGAGCTAGAGCTACTTGATGAGCTTGAGCTACTTGAACTGAATGAACTGCTAGATGAACTGGAACTACTTGAGCTACTTGAACTGAAAGAACTACTAGATGAACTGGAACTACTTGATGAGCTTGATGAGCTTGAGCTACTAGAGCTACTTGATGAACTTGAACTAAAGGAACTACTAGACGAGCTTGATGAGCTTGAGCTACTTGATGAACTCGAAGAAGAAGAACTTGAGCTGAAAGAACTACTTGATGAGCTTGATGAGCTTGATGAACTAGAGCTGAAAGAACTGCTTGAGCTACTTGATGAACTAGAACTACTTGAGCTGAATGAACTGCTAGAGCTACTTGATGAACTGGAACTACTTGAACTGAAAGAACTGCTAGAGCTACTTGATGAACTGGAACTACTTGAGCTGAAAGAACTGCTAGAGGAACTTGATGAGCTTGAGCTACTAGAGCTACTACTTGAGCTACTTGAACTAAATGAACTACTTGATGAACTACTTGAGCTACTTGAACTAAATGAACTACTTGATGAACTACTTGAGCTACTTGAGCTGAAAGAACTACTTGAGCTACTTGATGAACTGCTCGAGCTGAAAGAACTACTTGAGCTACTTGATGAACTGGAACTACTTGAGCTAAAAGAACTGCTTGAGCTACTTGATGAACTGGAACTACTTGAGCTGAAAGAACTGCTAGAGCTACTTGATGAACTGGAACTACTTGAGCTGAAAGAACTGCTAGAGGAACTTGATGAGCTTGAGCTACTAGAGCTGAAAGAACTGCTAGAGGAACTTGATGAACTGGAACTACTTGAGCTGAAAGAACTGCTTGATGAACTAGACGAGCTTGAACTGCTTGATGAGCTAGAACTACTTGAGCTAAAGGAACTACTTGAGCTACTTGAGGAACTAAAAGAACTATTTGAACTACTAGAACTACTTGATGAACTGGAAGAACTTGAGCTAAATGAACTACTCGATGAGCTTGAACTGCTAGAACTTAAAGAACTACTTGAGCTACTAGAAGAACTAGAACTGCTTGAACTGAATGAGCTACTAGAAGAACTAGAACTGCTTGAACTGCTTGAACTAAATGAGCTACTTGATGAACTAGAACTACTTGAGCTACTTGAACTAAATGAGCTACTTGAGCTACTTGAACTACTAGAACTATATGAGCTACTTGAGCTACTTGATGAACTAGAACTACTTGAGCTACTAGAACTGCTAGATGAACTACTTGAGCTACTAGAACTGCTAGATGAACTAGAACTGCTTGAGCTGAAAGAACTACTTGAACTGCTTGATGAACTGCTTGAGCTACTTGAGGAACTAGAAGAACTTGAACTAAAAGAACTGCTAGATGAACTGCTTGAGCTACTTGAACTGAATGAACTGCTTGATGAACTGCTTGAGCTACTTGAGGAACTAAAAGAACTGCTTGATGAGCTAGAACTGCTAGAACTGCTTGAGCTACTTGATGAGCTTGAGCTATATGAACTACTTGAGCTACTAGAACTGCTAGATGAACTAGAACTGCTTGAGCTGAAAGAACTACTTGATGAGCTTGATGAGCTTGAGCTACTAGAGCTAAAGGAACTACTTGAGGAACTTGATGAGCTTGAACTGCTAGAACTTAAAGAACTACTTGAGCTACTTGATGAACTAGAAGAACTGAAAGAACTACTTGATGAACTGGAAGAACTGCTTGAGCTGAATGAGCTACTTGAAGAACTTGAACTGAATGAACTGCTTGATGAGCTTGATGAACTAGAACTACTTGATGAGCTAGAGCTACTTGAGCTAAAGGAACTACTTGAGCTGCTTGAGCTACTAGAACTGCTTGATGAGCTAGAGCTACTTGAACTGAATGAACTGCTTGATGAGCTACTAGAGCTACTTGAACTTAATGAACTGCTTGAGCTACTTGATGAGCTTGAACTACTTGAGCTGAATGAACTGCTAGAGCTACTAGAAGAACTAGAAGAACTTGAACTAAAGGAACTACTTGAAGAACTACTTGAGCTACTTGAGCTGAAAGAACTACTTGAGCTACTTGATGAACTTGATGAGCTAGAGCTAAAAGAAGAACTTGATGAACTGCTTGAGCTACTTGAGCTAAATGAGCTACTTGAGGAACTAGAAGAACTAGAGCTACTAGAACTTAATGAACTACTTGAGCTACTTGATGAGCTTGAACTACTTGAGCTGAAAGAACTACTTGAGCTACTTGAAGAACTAGAGCTACTTGAGCTGAATGAGCTACTTGATGAACTGGAACTACTTGAGCTATATGAACTGCTTGAGGAACTAGAAGAACTAGAGCTACTTGAACTTAATGAACTGCTTGAGCTACTTGATGAACTAGAACTGCTTGAGCTGAATGAACTGCTAGAGGAACTTGATGAACTTGAACTGATAGAACTTAAAGAGCTACTTGAGGAACTAGAACTGCTTGAGCTTAATGAACTACTAGAACTGCTTGAGGAACTAGAAGAACTAGATGAACTAGAACTTCCTAACGTTCCGTCATAGCTTAGGTTGCTGTCATCATAAGCATTACTACTCTGGTCGTATATTATTGCCATTATTTACTCTCTATATTTAAAAATTGCACACCCCATTCCCATACTGACGGTTATTTATTGCTGATTTCTCTTTTTGCGTTCTTCTCGTTATAATCCGCAATTACTTTTGGTGTATGTAATCCCATTGCTAATGCTTTTGAAATTATGTCATTATTGTCTGGATTATCCCCTGGGTTTATCCAACTGCGATGATACTTCTTATCAATTTCTTTTCCATTATCAAAAATTCTAGTTATTCTACGAACGGCTATACAACCAGACTCTTCTACTATGCGATCGTGAGTAATTATTTTCTCAATTCCATTGTTTGTTCTTATTTTATTTTCTAAAAGGAATGCATCTTTAACTTCTTTGGGAGTGATTACTGAAACTATATCTTTACTTTTTTGGTCAAAGCCTTCCATGTTCTTAATGCTCTTAGATGTATATGCTTGACCTCGTGTGGAACTTATTACTTTATCTTCTTCAAGTATTTCTATTATTGGATAGACTTGTAAATTCCCTAATTCTGATATTCCATGTTTTAGTTTTATTTGTTTTTCTAACATTTATTTTCTCCTTTGATTAAAAGTAATCCGATTGTGATTGATAGTATTTTCATATTTCTCCTTTTATATATTATATTGTCCTGAAACTCTTAGATATATAGTTGCTCCCAAATCAGTATCTGTTACATCACCATGACCAGCCGTACTCTCTGGTTGCATAGTGAAAAGAATAGATGTTGAGTTTGGGGACTTTACAGCACAGAATGTTTCATCTGTATTTCCTATTGCAAAAATAGCTGTTGCAACGGCTGAATATAGATTTGATAAATTTTCAGACGTAAATGGCAACCCAGAAAGAGAAAGAACCCCTGTTCCAGTTCCTTTTACAAATCCTATATTGCCATGGAAAAAAACTCTATTACCTATTTTTTGGTATCTACCTAATTGGATAGAATGTGAGCTATTTCCTGGCGTCACTAATGCTAATGTAGGAGTCCAAGTTCCTTCCTCATAATCATCTAAAGTATTTGCATCTGATGAGGCTACTTGAGTTGCAGGGAAACCTATACCATCCAATATTTGTAGGGATGTGTTATTTCTTGCTGTTGGGGCTAAACCTATTCCAATATCACCACCATTCTTATTCAGAGTTAATGAGAACTGTGAAGCTAGATTATCAGACCTTCCAGATTGAATCCAAAGTCCATTTCCTCCATTTGAACCAAAATCTATCATAGCTACATCAGCACCTTCTAATCTTGCTATTCCACCAGTTTGTGTTGTTCCTGATGTTGCAGGCCAAGAGATAGCTGAATCTCCTTTCATTTCTAATATAAAAGACGGAGTTGCTGTACCTATCCCAACTCTGCCATCACTTCCTTGAACAAATAAAGCATTTGCATTAGTATCACTCTCAACTCTGAAATCTACATCAGTACTATCTTCATTGAAAATTGCACCACCAGTAGCACCTAAAGTTGTAAAACTTCCAGCAGCAGGTGTCGTTCCACCTACTACTCCGTCAAATGTTCCTGCGTTTATATCTGCTGTATCTGCAACTAATGAATCTATATTAGCAGTACCGTCTATGTAGAGGTCTTTCCATTCTTTAGCTGCACTTCCTAAATCGTCTGTAGAGTCTGTATCTGATATAAGGTCAGTGTTTATTGCTACTGTTCCAAGATTGTCTAATTCTACTGTAGCTCCTGGGCTTCCATATAAGGAAGATAAGTCTGTAGCATAGGAGTTAAGTGATATTGTTAGTAAGAATAGTGTTGTTATGATTAGTTTTTTCATTTATCTCCTTTATTCTGTTTCATAAAAAAATTGACCGTTTATTGTTTTTGTTCCAGATGTTGTCCACGCATTTCCTGCCAAATTTTTTGCAAAACCTATTAATGACGCTCCTGTATCTACTGCGACATAACCCGTAACAGCAGTTCCCCCATTATCAATAGAACGATTTAAAAGTATCTGGTTAAAACCAATTATTGCGTATGGTACAGTAAAGTTAGTTACAGCAGAGTTACTTGTTCCAGTAATAGTATAAGCAACAAATACCGTCTTACCTATCTTCTTAGTATAAATGTTTCCTGTTGGGGTTGCTGCCCAACCATTAATAGTTGAAGTAGCAAAATAATCAGCCCACACTCCTTCTTCTGCTGGTTTAGGAGAGAACGCAAAAGCAGATGAACCTTCTACAAGCATAGCACCGTCGAAGTATCCTGAAGTATCGCCAGTATCTATAAAACACAACATTCTTCCTTCAGTTGCTCCAGCAGCAAATGTTTTTGTAACTGTAAGCCATTCCCAAGTAGAACCCCCTGTGTGAAAAGATGACCAACTATTAGTTAGACCATCTCCTATACCTAATTTAGCTCTATCAGCTACGGTGGCGTAGACCCAAACACCAAAAGTAACAGTTCTACTTTTATAATAATCAGCACCTTTAGCTTCGTGAAAGGTTGTATGTATATAAGCATTTGCCCCTGCTCTCGTAACTTTAGCAGAATATGTTCCTACTTTAATTATTGTTCCTTCTCTTGCTACACTTGCACTAACACCTGCTAATGCCCACCCATCAGGAGCAACTGCTGTTCCTGCTGTCCAAGCTTCAAAGTTTCCGTTAGATAATAAGTTAGTGGGGTTAATAGTGCTAAACAAAGGTGTGCCTCCAACAAGAACGCCACTTGCATCAACGGCTATACTCTGAACTGGAGCAGATGCGTCAGCTGCTATTATTCTATGCTGTAATGAATGACTTGGTACATTTAAAGGATCACTTGCAACTGGTTGTTCTATAGCCATTTTAACCTCCTTATTTAAGACCAAAAAAAAGCAGAGATACATTATTCATATATCTCTGCCAAATTAAAGTTTGGTACTTTATTCTTATTTATCTAAACTTACAAGCCAATCTCTGACTTCGTTCTTATATTCATTAGGCATAATTGATGCCCTAGCAATTTCTAATTTTGTGAATGATTCTAATTTAAAATGTTTTTCTAAAAAGAATATCCTTTCCGGAGGAAGCACAGAAATCGCTGTATGAAGATTACCGCTAACTACACAAATAACTCCAGCACACTGTTCGATCAATCCTACTAGTGTGCTTACTTGAGGCTTTACTTTTCTTACATTGCTATCAACAAAATCAAACTTCTTATTTACAGGATTGTGAAAGACATGTTGGAAATGCATTTCTATCGGAATAAAACCAGCACCTAAAACATCATCCCATATTCGTTTAGCAGTTTCTTCGTCTGGATTGCACGCATCAGGTAAGCAAGTTATAAAATAATGTATTCCTATTAGTCTATTTTTTCCGCAAGTTATCTTTTTATGACCATTCACAGGATCAATACCTAATTCATGAACACAACAATATTCACCCTTAGTCAATTTTATCTGCCCCTCACTCATTGGAAAATCAATATCTGCAATAATGTCATATCCAAGTACCACTTCGTTGTATGACAAGTCATTAGTAAACACAACATCAATATTATTACTAAGTATATCTTTCTCTATTTCTTCAAAGCCTAAACCTTTCTGCATTATTAAAGTAAACTTAATTTCTGGATATTTTTGACATAAAGATTCGAAAGGAGACATGAACATAACTGTATCGCCTAATCCGTGCCCAAAACATAATCCGATCTTTTTTGGATTATGTTCTTTAATGTAATCTACTAATTTTTTATTGCCTTTCCAGATTTGTTTTATCCTCAACATATTACTTGACTCCTCGCTGTCCTATTGCTACAATAGGACTATGGTTATTAAAAAATGTTCTATTTGTGGTAAAAGAATTGAAAGATTCCCTTGTCAAATCAAAAATAAAAAAGATTTTGTTTGTTCTAGAAAATGCTCTATTAAATTGTTTATTAAAAATGTTCCTAATGGTAAAAATCATTATAGATGGAAAGGAGGACGAAGAAAAAGAAATGGGTATGTACAAATCCTTTCTAAAGATCATCCATTTAGAGACAGCCATGGTTATGTAATGGAACATCGATTGGTAATGGAAAAGAAACTTGGTAGATATCTTAAACCTGAAGAAATAATTCATCATATCAATGGTATTCTTAATGATAATAGAATTATAAATCTTGAATTGACTACGCAAAAAATTCATGGTCATAATCATAACGTTGGTCAAACTCATTGGAAAAATAGAAAAAGAAATAAACTTGGTAGATTTAACTAATCTTTTTTCACTTGCCCATATTCTTTTAAGTCTCAGCATTATTACTCCTCATAAGGCTTTTCGGGATGCCTATAGTTTATTATAGGTATCTTTATCCTAAAATTCAACATTTTCTTGAAATTCTCATAAAGTAAATTCATCGAACCTTGAGCTTGACTATCCATATGTTCCTGAGTTTCTTTATGTTTATTAGCTTTTAAGTATCTAGCAGCACAGCCATGCCGATTCTCTATCTGGCAATTACGCCACTTTTTATGGTAATATTGGCCATGATAAGAGTAAATTGGGATTCCACACTCAGTCTTTATTAATCCTCTATCTTTAACGGCACGAATATATGGCTTGAGTAATTGCTCGTTGGTCGATAACCATTGAATCCCTGCCAAGACAACTGTCTTATCTGCTGAGCCAGCTTCTAACAAACATAAATTCATTGCGTCCATATCTGGAGCTTTGAAATTAGTGCCTTTCATTTCATCAAAACCGTCCATAAATATAGAAAAACTTTTAGCTAAGCATTCACCCCATATCTTCATATCAACGAACAGCGGACAATTACATAAATCAACAGGATTATAATAACCCTTCGGCATTAACCATTCTCCTTTGAATTGATGGTGCGGATCATCGTAAACTTTATTCTGCTCTTTACCGGCACATAATACCAATCCAGTCTTTGCTGCCATTGTAAAGTAATGTATTGGGTTTCGGCAGAATATCATATCAGCATCTAAAACACATATTGCATCATAAAGTTTACCTATCTTATTTGCAAACCAATATCGCTTACGACAAACAACTTCACTAAGACCATGAGATTCTTTTATTTCTTCCTCACTAATGTCATGAAAAATAATTCTATAATTAAGTAATTTGAATTGGTCTTTAACTATCATTGGAATTTTAGAACCATAGAAATGAACGTCTTGAGTATTGCCAACATAATCTAAAGAATTCAATTCGGCAACAACTTCTGGAAGGTATCGTATATCTGCACAAACTACATACGCATACTTACTTCTAGGCTCGTTACATTCTACTGAGAAAACTTTTCCAGGGTTTGTATTTACTTCTTCCATTTGTTATCTCCTTTTACATTATGCGTTTCATAAACATGCAACCTCTACCACATGGCTCAACGTCAGGGAAAATATAATAATCACGATAACCTAATACTTCGTCAGCGGCTTTCCTAACATCCTCATGCCACTTATCAACACCATCTAAATAAAAATCATGTCCAACAAACCAACCACCTTTTTTTACTTTAGAAAGCCATGCCACCATATCTTCTTTTGCATCTTTATACCAATGACAAGCATCAACAAAAACAAGGTCCAGGGAATTATCTTGAAAATCTTTAACGGCATTTATTGATTTAGCACAAAGAAAAGTGCTTATATCAGAATATTCTTTTGCAAGTTCTAAGCATTGTTTCGAAGGTGAATGATCTATCATGTAGTAATGCTTAAATTGTAAAGGGCTACCCATGTTTCCTTTATCAAAGAAAGAATGATGTTCTCTCAATATTCTTTTTGCAGTATCGCCTCGATAAACTCCTACTTCAGCTATTTGCTTTAAATTATATTGTCGTATCAATAACGTCAGCAAATCCCAACGCATTAAATTCTGAATTGGGAATAATTTATAGCCTTCAGTTAGTTTCTCAAATTTTAGATTTCTTTTTATTTCCCACATATTAAAATTGTTTAATTGTTGTAACCCTAGCACCATGCAACACCTTGCATGCCATGTCTGCATGGAAAATACCTATCTCAGCTATTTTCCTAAGATCATATTTATTAATTAAAGTCTCAACAACCTCCCACCTAGGAGTTTCTATTTTACCAAACAGTTCTTTCATAATCCTCCACTGCTATTTCTGGACGCATTGCATTGAACTCAGCCATATAGTCACGAATTAAATTCCAGTTAGCTATTGTGATTGACATGTCTTTTCCAGGATTATTCCTTAGCTCACTATTAGCCCTTCCTTTCTGCCACCAACGGTTGTGGATCCCTCGAAGCCTAACGTCATTATTCGTTAAGATATTATTTCCGCTTCTACGTAAAGGTATATTATTAAGATTCTTTTGGAACGCCCATATATGACGCTCAAGAGTAATCACTTCTTCAAAAGGAACAGCTGCCTTTACAACATTGTTGAGAATTATAACCGGATGGTTTCTATCTCCCTCTAACTTCTGATCCATTGTCTCAGCAACAGTGGAAAAGATATTCTTATGTGTTGGATTTGCAAAAATGAATTGGTCTGTCAACGAACACTGCCCTCTATCAACAACAGGAGAATTTCTTGCGTATAAATCTTCTATAGTGTTAGAATAATTGAAATGTTCTGTTAAAACAAGACAGCCATCAGCAGCCGCTTTGAAAAGAGCTGTCATATTGCTTAAAGGCATATGGTCTGCTTGAGTGTGGCATATAGCGTCATAATTATTAATAACTTTCTTTGTCATCAACCAAGTTGCGATCCAATGCCTATCAGCTATCTTATTTGTTCCCTCGATCAATTCTGGTATAAACGTCCAATTAACTTTAAATGGAAAAGAGCAAGATATTTTATTTCTCATTTCTGAAGGTATATTGGCATAAGCAACTTCCCAATCAGCTCTTACCCCAAAATGAGCCATAGCGTTCATGGCACTTATCATACCGAACAAATATCCACCAGTGCAAGAAAGTGTAAATGCGTATTTCATCGTGCCCCCTCATGTTTGAATTCTTCTTTTAAAACCTTTTTATGGCTGATAAGACCCCATTGACCGCCTCTCGGAACTTTCCAATTGCCCCAGAGGTATGTTAAAAATTCTTCTGGCGGATTAGGCACAAAATACTTCTCTCCTTTAAATTCTATTTCTTTCAAATTGTCAAAGTATTTTTGAGGATATGGTATATACAAATCATATCCGTCTTTAACAAATCTGTAAAAACAACGTTCTCCGCCAAAAGAAAAAAGAACATAAAAATCTATTTTCTCTCTATGCTCTTTTCTTGCAATGTATCCAGATGTTCTGCGACCATCGATTGTCTCACCGAAACAAGTATAGTAACCCATTTCTTTAAAGATTTTCTCAGCTTCAACAAACTTATCTGCATCTTCGAAAAGAACACCAACGTCAGCATCATCGTCTAGCCAAGGGAAATCATGATCGCGGATAGCCCCAACTAATGTTCCGCAGAATAAAAAGAATTTTATTCCTACTTTTCCAAAGACTAATCTTAAATCTTGTAAATATTCATTAGTCCTCTTAAAATTCATTCGTTGAGGATGACCTTCGTATTTCTCCTTACTGGTCATTTCTTTATACAACGCGTCGTGCGAAGACCATTTTTTCATTTTTTACCCCAATTAATCTTATCCCAGATAAACTCATTAAATACATAAAGAAAATGTTTGATTAGAATATAAGTAATGGTTATTTTATTCATAGTCTGAACATCCCCAGTGACTATTAAGGTGATTACACCTAGGATTAGAAAACCTAGTATGCTCTCATATGTAATCATCTTTAAAATTTTTCTCTTTAAACCAACAAAATCAGTATGTAAATAAAATCTCTCATGTGCCCAGAATACAAAAAAGAACACTCCATGATGTAAAAAAGTTATCCAAGATGTTTGTACCCATTGTCTAGTATAAAAATAAGTTACGGCTCCAAGTACGAGCACTCCTACAACACGCCAAATTGCACTTTTTACTACCGACCTTGTTTCAGTTTCTTTTATTTTAATTTCCATTTTATCCCCCCGGTATATTCAACAGCGTTGTAATTATTATTTGGATCTAAATCTCCTGATATCCATATCTCGTCTGGTATTACTGTGCATTTTTTATTTAAACCTAACCCAGCGCAACCATTAACCATTATTAGAACTATTGCCATTATTATTATCCGCATTTATCTTCTCCTTAATGTTTGTTGAACTCTGTTCACTGAAGTAAGGCATTACAATAACTCGACCGCCAATCGATTTCATAAAGTTATTAGCTGGATATTCTGAATGCGAAGTTGACTCAAATAAGATATCTGGCTTGGTTGCCTTACAATTCCCCAAAGGACTATAGTCATCCTGACATATAGCACAAGTTACAAACTTCAAACTGTTTATAATGTAAATGCGTTCTGCTAAAGACATTATTGGGCTAGGCTTCTTTTCCATTACTGCCTTCTCCGATAATACTCCTACAAAAAGCGCATCACATAATTTTGAACAGTTTTCAAGATGTAATAAATGACCTGTATGAATTATATCTCCCACTACGTATGCGTAACCTATAATTTTATTTTTCATTTTACTCATTAATATTAGTCATTCCAAAGTTTCTTAGAATAATCAAAGCCTTCCATTTTTCTAAACATACCTAATCCATAAATACCTTCATCCAAATTAATATGTTGAATATCTATATTTTCTTGTTTTATATATTCTAAAATCCTTTTATAACCTTCTTCAGCCGGACCTCGCGTGTCGTGCATAATCCAATAGCCTAAACCATTACCTTTTAATAATGGCCAGAGAGTTTTAAACTCATGAAATACATGAGTTGCTTCATGACAGCCGTCTTGGAATACTAAATCAAATTTAGTATCTTCAAACACTTCTTTCCCCAAAGTTATTGTGTCTATTGGTAACATAGTATTCGGAAGATTATGGTCAGTTAAAATTTTTTCTACTTCACCTATCTTAACAATATCTATTCCATAATACATAACGTCTTTAAAGTTATGCCTTATAGCATTATCTCTGACACCATTAGCCATATACCATGCTGAATAACCTTCTGCGGATCCTATCTCTAAAACTTTCTGACATCTGAATGCTCTAATTAAAAAATAAAGCATACAGCCAAAAAAAGAATCAGTCGCATTTATATTAGTAAAATGTGCTGAATGAAATAATTCCATTAGCGGTGCTGGGTATTCTTTAAAGTATTCAATGTCTTTAGGATGTTGCATTTTAAATAAATATTTCCTTATTATTATCAATCCAATTTATAACTTTTTTTATACCTGTAAGTGTATGAATCTTAGGCTCCCAATTAAGAATTTTTTTAACCTTAGATATATCTGTAATATATACCTTTTGATCAGACGGCCGCCAATCAGCATATTTCAATTGTGTAGATCTATTCGTCAGAGATTCTAAGTGTGTTATGAATTCCTTTAAAGACTCCGTATTCTCAGAACCTCCACCTATGTTGAAAACATCTGACTTAACATCGCTATATATAAATTTATCAAAAGCATCTACTAAATCAGTAACATAAAGAAGATCTCTAACTTGCTTACCATCGCCAAAAATAGTTATTTCTTTCTTTAATAAATTAGCAATTATAAACCAAGCAACCCAACCTTGATCCTCAAAGCCAAACTGTCTAATCCCATAAATACAAGACATTCTAAATACACCAGTTCGCATCCCATAAATATGTGCATATTCCTGAGCATATAAATCTCCGACTAATTTAGAGACACCATACGGAGTATGTCCTGTTAAATCAACAGGCAGAGTTTCTTTAACTCCTTTAGTACCTAAATAATTATATCGTGTCCTTCCTTCTTCTAATGGTATCGTGTCTACATTCTCGCCATAAACTTTATTGGTAGAACAATAACAAAATGTAGCTTTTGGATTTATTTTTCTCAAACACTCAAGAACGTTAAGAGTGCCGAATGCGTTTATCTGAAAATCTTCTATCGGCATTCTTGTAGAACTAGGAACTCCCGGCTGGCCAGCGGTATGTATAACTGCATCAACACCTTTACTCATAGAGTTGTTTACATCTTCAACATTTCTAACATCGCCTTTTATACGTTCAATATTATCAAACGAACCTAAAAAGTTCCAATTAAACTCAACTGACTCTTTATCATATCCAAATAACTTAGAGCGCATTAAATTATCAAGGATAACAACAGAATCTCCTTTATTAGCAAAATGTTCCGCACAATGACTTCCAACAAGACCTGCTCCGCCAGTAATTAATATTTTCATATTTTTTTAGCTACGCCTAATCCTTTACCGTCATGATTCTCCATGAAATTAAAAGAGGCATTGTTATTTGTTTTAAACTCATCCCATACATCTTGGAGTGAACAGCCGTCAGGTGTTATATCATCAAAGACAATGTAACCGCCTTTTTCTATTAATTGAACTGCATTAATTAAATCTTTTCTTGCATAATCTTTATCATGATTTCCATCAACAAGAATATAATCGAAAGTTTGCTTTCCAATAAATTTAGGTATTTCATCTAATGAACTGCCAACAATGAATTTAACTTTATCAGTTGGAATATTCAAATAGTTCAAAGCATTTAAAACGCCTTGAGGCGTTGCTAATCCATCATTAAACAAATCACAAAGTATTATTTCTTCTAAACTATCATAATTAGTATAGGCTGATAATAATTGGCAAATTGATATACCAGTGCGTGTTCCTATCTCTAATATTCGTTTAGGTCTTACATTAGCACCAACCCACTGCATAAAATGATACGTATCCATAAATGTATCTTTACGCTTATTCAAATGCCAGTGATACGCCTCGAGAAATGTATCGCTATCATTTAACTTCTTTAATATCCTTAATATATTAAATATCGAAGATGTTGCTTGTGGAGAATTAATACCGACAGGAAAAGATTCAGAAACGGTTATTTTATTAACATCTATAATATCTTTGTTTAAATTGCTATTATCAGCGTTTAATATATTTGGAACTGCAGTGTTATCACCAGTATTCTCAGGAACAATAGCGTTAAGAGTCACTTTATCCATTTTATTTACTCCTTCTTTTTGGTTAAGAATAACCGGGTTTTCTTTCTCATACTTCAACACTCCACCTAAGTAATACAACTCTACCGCTCGCGCGATGTCCTCCGGGCGAATTAATTCCATGCACATTGGATTACCTTCAGAAGATTTGAACGTGCATTCTTCTATCTTTGACCGCCAACAGCCGTCATACTTTGCACATTTAATTGCGCCATTAGTATATAGGAAGCGATGATCTGGATTTAATTGCCACCTAACCCCCTCTCTGGCGCCGGCAACCACTACGCAAGGCTTACTTAACGATGCCATTATAACCATTTGCAACGAAACTGGGCATATAGCCCCTTCTGCGTACTTAGACAGTAGAAACAGTTGCCTTAGGTTAGTTTTCCCCCTTAAATCCAATACATTGTCCAATAGTGGGTGGTTGTGAGCTGTATGTCCAACTTGAACGACTTGAATCTTATCTTTTAGCAGATTTACCACTTCTTGATAGTAAGGATAGTATTTTAAGGTGTAGTCATTCTTGATTCCAGCATTTATCAGCCAATATTTGCCTTTTATCTGCCTAGGTAGTGCCAATTCCTCGTTTGAAAAGAAAATATCTGGCTTCATACCTGTTCGCGGTATTTCAATCCCTAGCTTCTGCGCCAAAAACATTCGATGCCCATCAGCAAAAGGAAGCCCTGACATGCCAGAAATATGGATAAGAGGGTAGTGGGATATAATATATTTAGTATCTTCCACCAATATCGGAGGAAGGTTGTCATTTTTCTTTAATTTCTCGATAGCCTCATTGACTTTAGCATTATTACTTATCGGTATTTTTTGAATATAAGGATTATTATTGAATATCTCATTGCATGGCGAACGAACGTCAATCATATACTTATTAGGGTAAGCTTTATACAATGACCGGATCGCCACTGACATTATTAAAATATCGCCCGGGGATAAATCGTTTACTAAGACTACTTTCTCTTTATCCATTATTCCTCGTCGTTGTAGTAACCCAATCAGATTTCTCGAAAATCAATGAATGCACATCGCTTCTTGGAGGACATTCAATCATTTCATCAATTTTTAATGAAAAACCATACAATCTAAACAATGCTTTTAGTAAATCAACTGTATAATAATGGAGATGCTCGCCCGGCTTAAAGTGTTTCCACGAATTCCACCTTATGCTATCAGGTTTAATCGGAATAGTCATCGCAACAAAATTTGTCCGATTAATCACATTCTCAATATCAGTAAAATCCGCAATATGTTCCAGCACATCCCAAAGCGTTACAACGCTATACTGAATCCTTCTTATCCCTGTCTGCGGAACAGGCATAATATCGAAAGTATCAATGTTATTCTGCCTAATGTAGTCAGGCTTAAATGCAGCAAACCAGCCCGGACCGCACCCATAATCAAGAACTGTTGCATATTGTCTAGCGATTTTATCAATCATTGTATATTTTGCGACAAAATTCCACCGCAAGTCATTAATTTCCTTTGCTGTACACGTATGAATCTTCAAAAGATTGTAATAGTAATCAACATTATATTTAATCATTTTATCATTTCCTTTTGCTATAAGTTAGCTGTTCTACTCTTAACCCTGTATCTAGTGTCTTTTCCAAACCATTTAGCATCGATTTAGCTATTCTCACCCTATTATCCTTGCTAATAAGGACGTTATTCTTGAAATCACATTTGTGGTGGGTAACATAAAATATTCCTTCCAACACCACGAACATCCCGAATGTATCAGATCCTTCATCGACGTCTATCTTAATCTGTTTTTTTACCATTTGTCATAGATATTTGATGCTTCCATCAGATAACTTATAACTTCCAGAAGCATGAGTTTTAGTAATTGAGTTATTTACATCAGTAGATCCTTTATCTGCCTTTCCTTTCAACCCATACAAGATAAACCAAGGCGCTGAGGGTTTTTGGTCCTTAATCCTTTCAATACAAACTGCACTCAACTCCTTTGATCTCTCATCTATCTCGTGACGCTCGACTATCCTGTCCAACCGCCCATCCTTCAAATCAAATAGGTCGTGTTTCAATATCTTAATGGCGCCATGTATAATTTGCTTTTCCTTCTCTAGATCTTCTAGTTTATGCAATGTTTCTAAAACAGCTGATTTTATTGCTGCTACTTGGCTTTCTCTTAGATCTTCTCTTTTTTTTCCTAATGTACCGTTTTTATCGTCCATTATTCTCCTTTTTAACTTGGTTTGATAACGGCAAGTATATCCTCTTCCTTTATAATCTGTAATACTTTATCTTTCCCTTCTATATCTAATGGTGGCACGATAATCTCTGTGCCGGCGAACTTCGGGAAAATAACCAAATCCCCTTTGCTTAGCCGAATCTTTATAGCGCAGTCACTCGCTATTGAAACGACCCTACCTTTCGTTGGTGCTTTCTGGCTGGCAGTCTGCGGTATGAAAATCCCACCTTTCGATACACTTTCCTTTGCATCTGGCTCAACTATTATCCGCTTATTTAACGGTTCAATTATATTCATACTTCCTCCTTTTTGCTTACAAAATAAAAAAACCCTGAATTATTCAGGGCTGAACTTTTGCTTTCATTTGTTTTTATCTTATTCATTATATTTTCTTTTAGCTTTTATCGCCACATAGGTCTACACTTTTATCAATACACAAAATATATACCAAATTTGATGTTAAGTCAAGTGTTTTTTTGTTTTTTTTATAATGCTTGGAATTCTCGCTATACCTTTTTTATGGGAAATCAAAGTCTAAGCTAAATATAAAAGTAGGGAAATGGAAAAAAGGCAATAAGGTGCGAACGATTTTTAGTTGAGAGAGAATGTTAGATGTGCTGAAATGAGAGTTCTAAGCTATATAGGGGAGAGGAGGTGCGGATTTCTTATAATCTTTTTTCTAACTTTTCATCTTATAGCATACATATATAGTTATGTCAAGTAATATAATCCCAGCGGTAAAAAATATATATTGACAAGATATATATATATGCGATAATGATGTATCAATATAGTTCCTTGACAATTAGTGTATTTTTTTTGGGATGCTTTACAAACAATAATAAGGCGGTACCAAAATGGCTAAAAAAACAATTCAAGATTTATTGGCGGATGCTAAGCTACTAAAGGAAAAACAAAAAGCATTAAAGGCGGAGATGCAGAAGCAGAAACAAGTCATTGCTACTGAATATCGGGATTGCTTGAGCGACAGCGACAAGGAAAAACAGCTTGAAGAGGCAAAAACAATACTTGAAACAGCTAAAACAGACGTCGCAAAACTTAAAGCGGAATTCAAATTATCAATGGTTGATATCCGCGAAAAAGTAGCTTTCGCTAAGGAGATTTTAGCTTTCGTTAACTACAAGAATGATGCAAGTTTAAACAAACGCAAGCAAGAATTTTTGTTGACAGATAATAGTTTAACTTTAAAACGTGAAGGGATTAACGATATCACTATTGATGTAAATAATCCAAACTGGCAGAAAAACTTCAAAGCTAAACTTGCATTGCAAGGCATCAACGGCGTTGACAGAGTTGCGGACAATATAGTTTACAAAGCAAGTTGCTTAGTAAAAAGTAATGTTTCGGCGTAAAGTAATAGTTAAAAATTTTTAAAAGCATCCCAAAAAAAAATACACTGCTAGACTTTCAAGGCAACAGAAAAGACTTTCAAGGCAACAAAAAAGCTATTACTTTCAAGGCAACAGAAAAGATTCTAAGAGCTAACTCCAATTATCTCCAATTATATCTGTTATTAGGAGTTTTAAGTTA